ACCATATAGTCTGTATCTTTAACTTCTGGTTCTGAATCATTTAATGAATTACCAAATGCTTCTTCTTTTTCTTCTTCTGAATCATCTTTGTTGTCTTCTGGACCTTGTTCTGCATCATAGTCAGGCAACATTTTTAATGGTGGAAGTTCTGGACGATCGTTTGAAGGTAATGCCAATGGTGTAATTGCTGCTGGTTTTTCTGGTTGATTGATCATGTCTGGATTAACTTTAGTCATTAGCTTCATTAATTCAGCGATATCATCTATACCTTGAGCATTTAAATTAATACTTACTGTTGGTTTAGGACCATCATCGTTACTAACTGAATCCATAGGTGCTGGAGACATTGGGCATTCTTCTACTGATCCGTCTTCTTTAACTTTATATTTTTTACCGTCTACTTCAAATTCTTCTTGTCCCGCAGCTTTAGCTTTTTCTAAGGCTCCTGTAAACTCGTTACCTTCGTTTGGTTCTTCGGCAACTGGTGTAATTTCTGTTGCTGGTTCATCTAAAATAGGTGCTTCCTGTTGGATAGTTGTTTCAGGAACCGGTTGATCTAGTTCCACCATTTTAGATAATAATTCTTGAAAATTCATATTAACTCCCTATGGCGCTTTTTGCACCTGCTTTGTCTTGTTTCGCCTTAGGCAGTTTATATTCAGTCTGCCCACCATCTTTTACTCGCTCTTTAGCTGCTTTCGCTAAATCTTTTAAGAAACCCTTGTTAAAGTCATCACCAAAATAATCTTTGTGATTAATTTTTGGAGAATCTTTAAGCTGAACATCATTTAATACGGATTCACCGCTAGGTTCAACTTGTGCTAAAATTTGTTCTTGTTCACTCGGTTCATTTGCTCCGCGAACACGAAAACATGATTCTGGAAGACCTGTTTCTCTAAGATCGTTAACAATTTCAGGAGCAGTAATTGGATATTCACACACTACTTCCCAAATAGTAACTGGCATATTTGGATGATCTGGAAAATCTAAAGGTAGGGCTTGTATCGGAGTTTCGGTTACTTTTTGGAATGTAGCAACTTTACAACGATCTAATTTTTCTTTTAGATTTTTCTCAAAATCCTCTGGCAAATCACCAGCAACTTTAATCTTAAAGTTATAGACTTTTTTGCTTTCTGTAAGGTATTCTTTAAATGTCTTCATAGTATAATATTTAGTCCTTTTGACCCAATTTCTTAAGTAGTTCGTTTCGATCCGTAATTACATAACCAGTTCCATTTACAATATCATTTGGATCATCTGGTTGATCTTTATCCATTTTAAGTTTTTTAAGTTGTAGATCTACAGCTTTTAATTTTTTATCTAACTTGGCAGTTTTGGCATTAATAGCATTTCCAAGCATACTTGACGCTACTTCAAAGATACGTCCACTATATCGCACTTCAACATTCATACCTAGATCCATTAGATCATCGTAGGCTTTTTCTGCTTTATCTGCTAAATGATCAAGTTCTTTATCATCAAGATCATTTAATTCTTGTATCTGAGGTAATGTGCTGGTAATACGCTGTATTTCTCTACTGGTTTTTTCAATATTATCAACAGCTTCATGTGTAGGTGATTCTACAGCCGGAGGTTCTTCTACAATAGGAGCAGGCTCTACATTGGTCGGTGAAGTACTTTCTAAATTAAATAAATCTTCTAATTTTTTCGTCATACTATACTTATTTCCGTTTGCCACCTTTATGAAAAATTTCATCCTCGCCAACTACACGGAATCTAATACCTTGTTGTTTACACCATTTGTTAGCGGCTTCCCACTTGGCCATATTTTTAACATACTGTTGTTGATTATATTGGCTCTTGCCTACTTTTTCTAACAGCGTGTGATTGCTAGGTTTAACTTCTACAACCTCTGCATGTTTCTTTTTGTCTTTATCAACATATACGATAAAAAAATCAGGAACATATATAGTCTGTTTGCCAGTTAGCGGATCTCTATAAGGAATTTGTATACTTTCACTGGCCCAATTCTGTACACCTTCGTGTTCATCAAGCATTCTCATAAAAACAAATTCCCACGAGCTGCGAGCTAATGGTGTTTTCTTTCCGACATATTTGTCAGGGTTTTTCATTTCAAATCTACCCTGTGCAAATTTAACCATTACGCTGATATGTTTCTAGTTTGATTTGGTTTAACGTCGTCGGTTCTAAAACCAAGTGCTGATGTTGGAACTCTATTATTATTCAACACTTCACCGACTACTTGACTTAATTCAAGACCGTCTAACGATTTTAGAGTATCTAGAATTTTAAATACAGGAGTACCATCAATTTTAGCCTGTTTCAGTAGAACCGTAGCTACTACCAGAGCGGCATCTTCATCAAACCCCTTGGATGTGAAAAATGCTATAGATGAATCAACATCACTAGCTGCAAATTCCAAAGGAGTTTTGCCGTAGGTATCAAAAAATAATTTGGTACCTGCTGCACTATCTTGTATTTGAGTTACGGGTAAATTATTGGCCATATTATTGAGTTAAATTTTTCTGTGTTGCTGTTGTTATCTGAGTGTTGTCGGAACTCTTAGGAAATACCGCGCCGACTATTCCGCCTACAGTTGATACTCCTGTAGAAATGGCTTGGGGATTACTTAAAATATTAATAGCTTCTGCTTTTAAATCTGATTTGTTTAAATCTTTAAAGTTCTTGTAGGTGTTTACGGTTTTAATAGCAGTACCTAAGAAACCACCAAAGCTATCAAATGTTGTGCCACCAGACACATCACCAAATATACTTTCTAATCCTTCTAATACACCGCCTGGGCCTAATAATGTTGCTGTACCTCCACCCGCTACTGATAATGGACTTGGTACTAGATCATAATGTAATGTGGCAAAGCCTTTGGGATTATTAATAGTAACATTGCCTGCAGAATATTTAACTGCTTCATATTCTAATGTCATTGAGCTTTCGATAGTATCACCTTCTGCATAAGATACATTACCATGATTCCAAGATTTAATTCTTGGATTAACTAGGGTATACCCTAAAAATCTTCTACGACTCATAGTGTAGATACTAATTGATTTAAAGAATGGTACTGATACATTATTATCCATACCATAACGGAAATTATCTAACGGAGTCTTAGTAGGGCGAAGATGGTTAGCATTGTAAGCAGATGTTGGCAAATGTCTATCTGCTACATAATATCCATAATACACAGCCCACATGGCATTTATGATGCCTTGATTATCATCGTGCATTGTGATGTTAACAGGATCATAATTAATCTGTTTGTAAATTATTTTCTTTCTATTGTATTGATTTTTAACAACACTGTCAAAACTAAATTTTGGTAAATCTGCTGATTTTACTAACAGCCCAACTTCATTACTATGTTTAGCTGTAAAAGATGGGGCTTTATGTGCTGTTGGATCTATTTCAAATCTAGCATAAAATAAGAATTTAGATCTAGGTGATAATCGATAGGTATTATCTATGAACAAGCGTGTGGCATGCTGCCAGTTAGATACCAACCCTTTGGGATTTACTAATCCTGTAGCGAATCCGTTTAGAAATCTAGTGAATTTATTAGCCATACAATATTTATGCCATAAAAAAACCCGGAATAATCCGGGTTCTTTTTATTATTGGCTGTATTAGCCTTGTGTGCCTAATGCGCCTGTTACTGCTTGAGTTGCTACCTGACGACCAACTGCTGCGCCAATACCACCTTCTAAGCTGGTAGTAGTTTTCTCTGCACCCCATTGTTCCATATTATCAAAACGGATTGTAAGTGCTACAGTTGCTGGTTCGTTAGTTGCATAGTTCAAATCACCGTAATCAGCGTTCTGTACAAAGCAACCATAACAGTTGATTGTTTCAAGAACTCTTGGTGCTAGGTTAGCATTACCACCGTCTAATACTTCGATACGTGTTGTGAACTTGTAATCGATACCAGAACGTGCAGAAGCTTGTTCCATGAAATCAAATTGTTTCTGGATTTGTTGACCTACAAGTTTTTGTACTTCGCCACTAGCATCATCACGTAATGTTAATGTTAGTGTTTCGAATGTATACTTACCTGCTAGGTATACTTTTGAGTTGTACACATCAAGTGTCATTTCTTCAAAAGCTACTTTTGGTCTTGTAACATCTGCTACTTGTTTTGTAAGCTCAGTTGCCGCAGCTACGCCAAAACCTAGTAGAGTAACTCTAAAGCGATATTTTAACTTTGGCATCAACAGCACTTGCGTTGCCGCTGCGCCGTTGGTTGGTACTGTAAAGTTATTTAATGAGGTAATTGGCATTTTTAAATTTCTCCTGTGTTTCTGACACGCAATGGAATGTAAATGAATTCAACTGCCTTGACTGGTTCAATAGCTATATCAACCCAGAGCTCATTGCGATCAATTCTTGCTGATGTGTTGTTAGTTTCATCACAAACAACTGCGAAGTCATAAAGTGCTCTTAAACCTACAAGTTCGAGTAATAAACTTTCAACTGCTTGTTTGATTTCGTCACGTGTAATCTTATCATTTGGTTCAAAGATATATGGACGAGCAAGTTTATTCAATTGACTACGTAAGTAAACAACTAAACGAGCTACGTTAATACGATCTAAAGCACTTGCATTTCTTGCACGAGTTTTTTGACCATAATTAACTAATCCAACACCATTAAAGAATGTAATTGGATTAACTTTTAAGTCATACAACGTATCACGTTGTCCTTCATTTAGTGACACTGTTTGGAACTCACCTGTTGATGCTTGGATATAACCAACTGCTGTTGCGTTAGTAATACCGCCACGTCTTGTACCTGCTGGTGCAAACCATGGATATGTAGCATTGTCGCTTAGAGCGATTGTTTTCAACATCATGTGTGATGCTGGAACAACAGCGTTAGTACCACCTAGATCTGTTGTGAAACCGTTTGGATAGAATACAGCTGAGTATTCATCGTAAGTTACAATACCTTGATCACCATTATCTGTTACTAGAGCAGCGTTTGTACCCCAGTTAGTTAATGTTGTAGCATCGCTAGCTAAACGTAATGGTGTATCACCAACTACGAATGCTGTAATACCACGGTCGATATTTAAGTTAACTAAGTTGCTTAACAATTCTGGATATCCAGGAGCAGCAATTAAGTTAAAGTTACGGCGTTCTTCGTCACGGATTTCTTCTGAAGTGTCAACAGCACTCTTCATAGCAGCAACAACAACTGCTCGTTGTGCTTTACGTAAGAATGATCCTGAACCATCTTCGTTATTCGGACTTGCTGTTACCCAACGATCAGTAGCATATGAACCCATAGTTTCGCCAGCTAGCCAACCTAATCCTGCTGGAGATTGGTTAATATCGTATCTTGCGTTTTCAAGTGTAGTATCGATATAGTTGTTACGGTATTTTTTAACATTGCCACTGCTTCTACGTAAGTTCCATAACAACATACCTTTTGGATATAAGTCTGGATCTGGAGCATCTGGGTCTAGATAATTACTGTCTAACAAGTCAGCGATACTTGCTGCTGTATTGCCTGTTAAACCACTTAACCCATAACGTGCATCAGCAAATAAAATGCCATCTTCTGTTGTTTGATCAGCTTTGTCGATCAAGTACCAACCTTCTTCGTCTGCACCTTTATATTGGTAACGATATAATGTTGGATAGTTTTCTAAGTCAGCAGTGCTAACCCATAGATCGTTATTTTCAAGTGCTGTAGTACCGTCACTTTGTGTTGTTGGTGCTGTAGCACTTACAATTGGACCATTTGCATCTGTACCTGAATAAGGACTGCCTGTGGCTTTTAATCCTACCCATGTAAACCCATTATGCACCATGATATCAACTTCACCTGGTGAAGCATTGTACCATAGTTGGCCATCTGCTGGCTCGTTTAATGGACTATCTGTGCTTACAGTAAGATCTTCGTTTGCTAATGGTTTCCAATTAGTTACGAAATAATCGTAATCTGCACCTGCTGGAGCAGCGTACCAGTTTGTTGTTCCTGTTTTAGCATAGATGTTATATGTACCACCAAAGATAGAACCAAATAACCCACCTGTGCTGTCTGTAATTCTAATTGTTCCACCTGCTGAATGTGTTAACGTAAACACGCTGTTAACTACGGATGCTGAAACATATTTCAATCCAGAACCTAATTGTGCATTGTAAGCTGCATCATTAATTGCTTTTGCAACTTTTTCTAAGTCAGCAACTACTGATCCAGTACTACCAGTTAATGAAGCTGTTGAAACTGTAACAGTTTCTAATCCATTAACCCCTGTTTGTGATTCGCTGATTGTAAATGTTTGTATACCAGATGTTACTGATGTAGCAGTATTAGTAACTGCTGTAGCACCTTTAACTGCTCGTCTCCAAACACGGAAAGTTGCTGAACCTGGATCTTCTCTGTCACCACTGTATTCTTCAGCGTTTGTTTGTACAAAAAGTGAACCAACGTTGATGTTAGCACCGCCACCTGAGCGATCTAAAAAGTATTCAGCTGAGTAAATGCTTGAATATAATGGAGCTGTTACAGTTACCCAAGTTTCTGAAGCTGAATTCCATTGCTTGATACTCCAACGAGATCCTAGATTAGGTTCTGTTGTTTTAATCCAAACACTACCTGTTGGACGTGGGGCAGAATCACTTGATTTAAATGCTGGAATTTGTGTATGTGGAGTTTGTTGTAATCTTGGGCCATAGAATGTAGCTGAAGTAGCTGTGTAATTAGCACCTAAGTTAATACCTAGATTGTTCCAATTACCAGTACCGTTTTCTAATACAACAGCTTCTGAAAGTGTTGAGTCACCTTCGTCTACACCTTTAGTATAAACATATAATTTGCCATTGATAACTTCAGCAAAAATTCCTGTACCCGGATCAGCAGGCGAAACAGCAGGTGATGCTAATTTAAGATTAATATCAGCTGCTAATGCTGTTAAAATTGCTGTACCTGTACCACTACCGCTAACTGATACTCCATTGATCAAATATGTTTGACCAGTTAAATATCCTGCAGGAGATCTTGATGAATAAGCTGTTGGGTGGCTACCTGTCCATGCTGTACTACCTAATAGTACCCAAGCACCAGTAAGATTAGCACTACCTGTAATTTTAGCTTGTTTGTAGAAGAATCTAGCATTTTCTTTAACTGCGCTGCCTGTTTCAAATACAACAGCATAATCACCTTCTACACCAACTGATGTTTTAGGAAAATGTGTTCCTGAATCAATTTTTGTAGAATCATCATCTGTTAAAACAATTGGAGTTTTAGCTGTGAATTTTTGACCACCAACTGTGTCTGCGCTAGCACCATTCCACTCTTGGATACCCCAAGAAGTTGCTGCTGCGTCTACCCACCAATCACCATTGTCTGGCAATGCTCCCGGAGCAGTTGATGAAGCTTCTAATTCTGTTAAATCTACATCAGCACGCACGATAAACGCTGCGTTGCTAACTCCAAGTAAACTGTAAGCTGCTAATAGACCATACTCGTTTCTTTCTGAACCGTGTATTGGACTTGATGAAGCTGTCTTCTCAAAATATGGCACGCCAAAAAGGTCTACTAGATCTCTTTGACTAGTAACCTTAAATGCTTTGCCAGCATTTGCTTTAGTAGTTGATGCAGCAGTACCTGTGCCTGATGCATTTGTTTTGTCTTGTCCTGTAGCTACAACGATAAGTGGAGTTGTACCAGGTTCAGCTGGTGTATAAAAACTCTCATCTATTACCGTTACTTCTACGCCGGGCGATTGTAGTGTTGCCATTCGCTGTTCTCCTGGTGATAAAGTCTTTCTAAAAGTATTTATCGTAATGTCTAAAAAAACAACACTTTGATAAAGGGGGTGGAAAGGTGTAAATACCTTATGCGACCATTATGTAAATGCGGTTTAAGACCCCGTGCGATAAACTATAAGAAAGGTAATAGGACCTACTATCGTAGCCTCTGTGAGATATGTCTTGCTCACGGACTATATCATGGTATACCTAGATGGCAACGTGCTGGTTACAAAACAAAAAATATTTGTGATAAATGTGGATTTAAGAGTCCACATAAAGAAGTGTTTAGGGTATTTCATGTGGATGGAAATCTAGATAACTGTAGATTTACCAATCTAAAAACTGTTTGTGCGAACTGCTGCCAGGTATTAGCTAAAGAAGGAATTGCGTGGAAACAAGGGGATCTTATAGCAGACTTTTAATCTGCTGATATAGATCTTCAATAGTTCCGTTATTATCTAAGATAGCATCGAATTCGTGTCCTATCCAAGACCACTCACTAGCGTGTATTTTTGCTGATTTAAGGCCATTGAGGGCTATATTAGAACCTCTATTAGCTTCTAATGCTAGATCATACCAACTAGGTAACTCACCTCTTTGAACCCAGATTATTTTTCCGCCTAGCTTTTTAATACTATCTATTTCATTAGGAAAACGACAATCACTAACAACGATGCTATCTTTGCTATTACGTAACTTATTTTCTAAACTAGCAATCCAGATATCATCATGAAAACTTCTACGACCTACTTCTGTACCCCAATATTGTAGTACCCATCTAGGAGTTAATGTAGGCATTGCTAACCGTTCTGCCCACCACAGATCAACTTCTTCTCTCCACTCACGTGCTTCTTTGGTGCGTCCTTCTAGCATGGTTCGGTCCCAGCCAAAGACTGCTGCTACAGCATCTTTAAGTGTGCTAGCAAATGACTCGCGCCTAAATTCGTGAAAGTTAACTAGATAGTCAGCGACTGTATCTTTGCCGCTGCCAATAAATCCGCATACACCTACGATCATAATTATCTCCTATATAAGACAATTATACAATAGATGCTATCAAAGGTCAAATACTAATAGTAAGGTTTTGGTGTTTTTGGTTTACCAGTGTTCAATCGATTAGCCAATACACTGGCTGTATTAATTGATTTTGTACGATCTGTTCTACGAGATGCTTGAACAGATGTTCTTGCTCTGGTAGTTTTCATACGCTGAGCTTTTGCAACGTTTATAGGAGTATGACATTTTGAGGGATGGCTAACCTGTCTACTTTTTCTTGGTCCACTGGTACAGCGAAACTTCAGTTTAGCCTGTCCAGTTCTGGCATTGTGTTTACCAACACCCCAAACCATTTTAGCTTCGTAAAATTCTTCGTCAGATTCAAAAATAAATTCTTTGGCTTTCATTATCCAACTATCCAGGTATATCCTTTTCCGCCAGGAACTAGTGTTACGAGTTCTTGAGTTAATCTATCTAGATCAGCTTGTCCTTCTGATTTCATAGCAGAACCATTAAGTGCTGTTCCGCCTTGTGGGCCAGCGATACTTGCAAATTTTTCACGTGCTTGTCCTAGCATAATCTTACAGTTGGCTAAAGAGTAATCTTTGATCCATTGTCCAGCATAAGTATCATCGATAATAGAAAAATCTGGTTTGATATTATAGACCAACAACATTACTGATTCTTCAGTTCTCGGACGTTGATGTATGAATAATCTACGGTTCTGCGGATTCCAATCAAAATTAACAAAACTACCAAACATTTTACCAACTAGTTCTTGATATTGGCTGAATAATTCGTATGTTAATAATCCACCCATGTTTGTTGAACTTAACAAATAGGTGTTTGTATAGGCTAGGTTAAACGGTTCAAATACTGTACCGCCCGACCCACCACCTGTACGTGAACCTATGCTTCTACGGAAGATTTGGCGCACTTGTTGTATTTCTTTAGGTAGTATATATTCGTTAGTATCTGGTAAAAGATTTAAGAATATATAGCTTTCTTCCACAGCATTGTCTGAACGCTGACGAAATACTGCCAGGGCTCTGTTAAGTGCTGTTTCGTAGTGTGTAGGATCTAGCTCTACATCAACCATACCATCGCCTAGCATAGTTTTACAGTAGTCGTAAACCGCTTGTTTTGAAGTGTCTATTTGGCTCATATAAGTATTTATCTTAGCGGTAAATATAATAACTATGCCAAGACTCTCGTTATACCGCCCAGAAAAGGGCAATGATTACAAGTTCATAGATAAAAATATCTGGGAAATGTTTCAAGTTGGTGGTACTGATGTACTTGTTCACAAGTATATTGGGCCAGGTCCTTCTGTACAGGGTAACACTCCTACTACTCCTACATACGATATGTTCGGTGAAACACAGATACAAGATCTATTATTTTTAGAAAATCGAGATCGCAAATATGATCCAGATGTATATATCTTACGGGGTGTTTACAACATACAGGATATCGATTTCAATCTAAGTCAATTTGGATTATTCTTACAAAATGACACGATTTTTATCAGTTTCCATATTAACGATACTGTAGAAAAACTCGGTAGAAAATTAATATCCGGCGATGTTATCGAATTACCACATCTAAAAGACGATCACGCATTAAATGATTTAAATTTTGCACTTAAACGTTTCTATGTTATTGAGGATGTTAATCGTGCCAGTGAAGGATTTTCAGTAACATGGTATCCACACTTATATCGTGCTAAATGTAAACCATTAGTAGACAGCCAAGAATACAAAGATATCTTAGACGGAATAGCCGATACTGAAAATTATATTGGCACTTACAATTCTGCTGATACTTATTTTCCAGGAGATATTGTCACTGGTCCAGATGGTAAAAAATACAAAGTACTCGATAATGAATTAACCAAAGACGGCATTACCGGAATCTCCCCGCCAAATTCTGCATATTATGAATTAGCAGATACTCTTAGAGAGATCATGAGTACCTATGAAAAAGAAATGCAGATCACTCAGGCAGTTCTTGATCAAGCAGAAAGTGATGCTCCACAAAGTGGATACGATACTACTAAATTCTTTTCTTTACAGAAAGACGAAAATGGTCTTGCTGAATTAGTAACTGTAGATGCTGATAGTATTGATGTTAGTCTACAAACTCAAGCAACTGATGTAGATGGAAATCTACAGTATGATGCTAATGGCGATCCGATTTATGTAGGAACCACTGCCAGCACCATGCTACAAACAGCAGAGGAAAAAGGATATACCGGTTACATCACTCAAGACGGTATACCGCCGAATGGTGCTCCGTTCACAGCAGGCATTGCATTCCCAATGAGTCCATCAGAAGGTCAATTCTGTTTACGTAAAGACTATCTACCATATAGATTATTCCGCTATAATGGCACACGTTGGGTTAAAGTTGAGGATGTAAAACGTATGACCATGAACAATTTAGGTGCTAGCGATACAGGTACAGGTGATACGTTTGCTGGCAAAGATGTAAGACAAACACAGAAAACTTCATTTATCAATAATGACAATACCGACTGTATTGATCATCGCGTAGTTGAAGAAAAACAATCCTTGAGCAAGGCATTAAGACCAAAGGCGGATGAGTAATGGATTATTTTTATGACGGACAAATAAGACGCTATGTAACACAGTTCATGCGAATATTCATCGGTTTCAAATGGCAAGCTGGTGATGGTGAACAAAAAACTGTTCCTGTGTTGTATGGAAATATGTCAAGACAGGTGGCTAATATCATTAAAGAAAACAGTGAAAATAAATTGCCTAGTGTGCCTAGAGTGGCCTGCTACATCACAGGACTTGAAATGGCTACTGATCGATTAGCTGATGCTACATTTGTCAGTAAGGTTAATATACGTGAACGTAGATATACCGATGCCGACAATGATGGACTTGTAGAATATCAAAATACTCAAGGTGGCAATTATACCGTTGAACGTCTAATGCCCACTCCATTTAAGCTAACCATGAAGGCTGATATATGGACTTCAAATACTGATCAAAAATTACAGTTACTGGAACAGATTTTAGTATTGTTTAATCCTAGCCTAGAAATACAAACCACAGACAACTATATTGATTGGACTAGTTTAAGTGTGGTGAATCTTGGCGGTATTAATTTTAGCAGTCAGTCTATTCCACAAGGCGCAGACACAGAAATCGATGTGTGTTCGATAGAATTTGACATGCCCATCTATATAACTCCGCCGGCTAAAGTCAAACGTCTCGGTGTTGTTAAATCTATTATTGCTAATATGTTTACAGAACAAGGTGACATCGTTAATCTTGAAGAAATTATTTACAATCAAGATTCTGGAAATGCTCAATATGTCAGTAGAAAACACCGTGTATTATTATTCAAAGCGAATAACGGTCAACCTTATGATTATGAACTCATATTAGTCTCCCCAACACAGCCTATCCAGTCAGCAGGATTAGAAAAAGAAACCAAAGTTGGTAGTGACAATGATTGGAGCAAATATCTTACTATCGAAGGAGGATGGGTCCAAGATGTTAGCCAAGTTTGGTTCAAACAGCCAAGCGGATATGATTTGATTGGAACTATCGCACCACATCCTTTAGACCCAGCTATCTTATTAGTAACATTCGATCAAGATACTGTTCCTACCAATACATTAATCGCCAGTTTGGTTAATGGATTACCTGCTAGAGGAACTATAGATGCTATTATAGATCCTTATAGTTTTAATCCGTTAAGGACATTTGGTAGTCACGCACAGATTCCTTTAGGTATCAGATACTTGATGCTCGACGATGTTAACCCTAGTCCAAATGTTGGGCAGAGTTTTGATAGGCAAGGAGATAGTGCTGCCACAGTATATGATGGCCCAGATGCTTGGTCAAATAGCACAGTTGAAGGTGACGATCCGGTTATCACTGCCAACAGTATAGTTGAGTGGACTGGAACTAAGTGGGCAACTATTTGGGATCCACTAACTGGTGAAAATCCAACATATATACAAAATTTAAAAACTGGTATACAGTATCGCTGGGATGGTGAGCAATGGCTCAAATCATTCGAAGGTGAATACGCACCAGGATATTGGGGTTTCAAACTCGATAACTGCTAATTAGTAGTATGCAACAACGTGCCGGACTACTATTTCTCGCAAAAACCACAAGAAGGATACTGTTGATCTTAGAAGATTCTAGATGGACAGTACCTACTTTTCCTCGCATGTCTACACTTCTAGAAGATGCTCAGCAATTATTGGATCAATACAGTCAAGGTCGTATACTTCCAATTGAATTATATCTCAGTGAAGATCGAGGATTTGAGTATGGCACTTACGTTTGTTTAGTAGAAAAAGAATTTTTAACCCAAGCTGCTGATACTATTGCTTGGAGTAATTTAGATTTTCTTCCTAAACAATTACATACCGGACTTAAAACAACATTAAATAATGAAATAATAAGAACCAAAATTGACACAATATTGGAGTTAGAGAATGCTACCAAAGATTGAAAGAAGTGATAGATTTCAAGCAGAATATAAAATGTTTCAAGACAGAATCAATGCTGTTGAGGACGAAAATTATCGAGCAGAATTAGCTGGATTACTAAAAGACCTATTACTATCTGTGAGGGCTCTAGATGATCAACATATAGAAATCACAGCCAATCAAAGATTTCCTGTAATGATCAACGACCTTAGAGATAAAGTTTCTGATGTTAGGAAAACATTAACAAAAAAACTTTCAGCCTACGCCAACAAGAACGCTCAAATATAAATTACGCTTGAGCTTCTGACCATCGCAATATAATAGATACTGGTGTCGCAGTACCGGTAATCTTAATCACATTAATAGCCAAAACATCTGGACCATTAGGGAATGTTCCTCTACCACCGATCGCTGTTGTGGTTAGTTCTTTAAGTTGACTTAAATCTAAGTCGACAGTATTTCCTGGGTTGGCCACAAAAGCAAATACCTGTTCTCCAGGTAATGCTGATTGCTGATCTCCAAACTCAAATGTCACTGTACCTGCTGCACTCACATTTGTTACTAATGTCTGTGTAAATGTTACTCGAACGATAGTTGTAGATCCTAAAACTCTAGTTGAAACTGCTGAAACCGATGTACCGCCCGGAAAGTTAGTAAACGATGGAGCAACCCTAGTGTTTAATCCTGCACCAGATGAGTTCCATGTAGCATTTGTAAAGAACAGATAGTTGGTAGCAGAATAAGTAGCTGCGGTCTGGGGGACCTGAACCGTTAAGGATTGATTACTACCGGTGCCGCTAGTAGATCCAGCTGCTGTATTCATCGAAACAGTACTATATTGAACTCCAGAAATCTTAAATGCGTTTCTAGTGATCGATGAGACAGATCTATTTCCTGCTAGGAAGGTAGCATTTATTAGTGTGTCTCCTGCAATAATATTTTGTGAATCTATATCTGTTGTTGTTAGGGCTAGAGTAGATCTACTGCTGCTGTAGGCTCTATTGAAGATTTGAGTAAATTGATTAGTGCAACTCACACTCTGACTGCTACCACCACCACCGGAATTACCTGTGGCCGCTACGTTCATTACTATTCTTGTGAATGAAGAACTTAGATATCCTCTGGTTATGCTCTGTATCGTAGTTCCAGAAGTTATCAGGCCACCCTGTGCTAAAGCATCACCAACGGTTATCGGTGTGGCTGCAAGAAATGCATCATATGCGGTATTGGTTATTAAAAAATCAGATCTTCCGCTTTCGATAGCTCGATCATAACCTACCAATCCAGAATTACCTATTGCGGTCAATGTCTGTGTTGTTACACTAAAAGCTCTAGCGGTTGTTGAAATTGTAGTTGCACTAGCTACCGTTGCCGTAGCAGTAGTTAATGCTACCCCACCCCAATTTATAGAACCACCTAGAGCGATCTGACAGAAACTAGGTTGTCCCCCAGCACCTTGAGAGGAAATAGTATTCCAAATAATATTAGCAGGATTAGCAGGATAGTTTCTTGGATTCAATACTCCTTCTACTAATATCGCACCTGCGGAAGTAGTGCTGTCTGTGGTAATCGCTATACTTTGTAATAATAATTGAGCTCTATTTAATAAATCTCTTTCTCCCAAATCACCAACTAGAGCATTAGATACACTAGGAGCCAATCTGATCATGAAAGAGGTCTGTCTTGCCGTTGAAGCAAGAATTCCTGTAGCGGTGTAGCTGAAAAGATAACCGCGATCTTGATCAAATGATCCGTCAGTGATCAGCGCAGATCCCCAGTGACTTATAGTTGGACTAGCTGTGTTGCTGACTAATACCACTCCGGCACCTGCTGAATGTGTAGCTGCTGCACCTGCTGTAACCGTTCTATTTTGTCCGGCAGAAAAGTTAGTCATACTTGAAGATCTGGTTAATCCAGTTAAAGTATTTCCGTTTTTACCTGCATAAGTGATCATTTCATTATCTATATAAACAGTACCGTTTGTTGGAAAATATGTTGCATCATACACCACTAATGAATTTGCTGTACTATTAATAGTTGATCTTAGTTTACTTTTAGCACCTACATTTTCCACTTCGTATCGAACAGGAAGGTTGGCAGTTCTCATGTAAGCTTCAGTGTTTACATTAGAGTTTCTAACTCTATGTAAGAACACAAATCTTCCGTCGCCACCTCGAAGCATCCACTCTATAAAACCTACAGCATACCATGTATACTGTGTGGCAATCATCTGCATACGCCATGGTAAGATGTCGTATCCGCTAGGACCATTGCCGTCTAGTGGATCTACATTCCATTCGCTCTGAGGCCATATTAGATCTTCTGTTTTTGCAAATCTAGCACCTGTGATATCATTGGCACCTCTCCAATCTGGATTGACTGTCATCGATGTGTTACTGATAATAGAAGTAACTGTGTGACTCATACCTCTAATAACAATTTTATCACCACTGGCTAGTTGTTCTGTAAATCGTGTATTTGTTCCTGTTACTAAATTGCTTTCAATTGCTAATGATATTGTTCCACTTAATTGATTGGTGCTACTACGTTTTCCTACAGCCAATTGATTACCATCATATTGATAAAATATACCGTTCTGTTCATCAAATGTACCAATTCGTACTGTAGAGCCGTGCCACCTTTTAAGAATAACTTTAGCCTCGGAGGTTAATTCTGCATTTAATGTTGAGAGAACCACTGCATTTCTAACTGTGAAACTTCTAGAATCAACAATTCCTTCTACAGTATATTCTCCGTTATATTCAAACGAAGTCATTCCTATAACTTCTATACCAGCACCCGGTTGCAGGCCGTGATCATTGTCGTCCATGGTGAAAACTATCAAGCTATTAACCACAGTTCCTGTAGCTGTAGCTGATCTTATACTATAACTAGGAGCGAATAACGCACCAGTATTGTAAAACATTCCCTTACCAGACTGATACCGAATATATTTTTTACTTTGTCGAACTGCCTGGGCACCGTGAGCTGGACCACCTGTGCCTAATTGCACGCCGCCATCAAATGGTCGATGTACAAAAAATACATCTGGTCTTGTATAGGCAGTACCAGTTAATGGAGATGCAACATCAATTGCACCAGGAGCTCTAGCTGGATATCTTATTATATTAGGTGTTGGTACCGATGATATAGTAAATGGGCCTGCAGCTAATTGATGATTTGCAGATATTAACGCAGTGCTCAAGGCATTGGTAGCATTACCAACCGTAGCAAATATTCCTCCGGTTGCCGGATAAAATCCATATGCAGTTTCTTCCCAAGTAGCTGATGCAGCTAAAGTACGTTCTGAGAAGCTACCAGTAGTAGCATCAAATGATGTTAAAGCACTAGTAGAACCGTCAGCAACAACATAGAAAACATCATCTCCAAACACCACATTATTCCAGTTTGCCGATGAAGGCAAGGTTACCGATGTCCACGTTACGCCATTAGTTGAAATAGCTGCTGTAGCAGATCCTCTTGCAATAGCAAAAAATCTCGAATTACCGAATGTTACAGCTCTCCAATCTAAGGTTGCGCCTGGTAATGTAGCTGCTGACCAAGTTACTCCTAGATCTACAGAATATGCTGCGGCAGTACCTCCAGCAGCAATAGCCACGATATATTCAGCCGTACCAACTAGTCCGCCTTCGAGGTCATTCCAATTTGACGAACTAGGTAAAGTTGCAGCAGTCCAGGTCGTGCCGTTTGTTGAATATGCTGCTTCTGTTGATCCTGATCTAACTGCTATGAATCTATCTTGGAAAAATACTACAGAAGTCCAAGTACCACTATTAGGTAAAGTTGAAGAAGTCCAGATCGTGCCATTATCGGTAGAATATGCCGCTTGATCACTACCCGACCTTACAGCTACCCAATACCACACACCCGATATCTGTCCTGCTGCAATAGAAGTCCAAGTAGCACTAGCAGGTAAATTTCCTGCAGTGGTCCAGGTTGTGCCATTTAACGATATTGCAGTGGTGTTTGCTCCGCTCGGTATAGCAACAAAAACCGAATTGCCAAATGCCACACCAACCCAAGAGGCTGATGTCGGCATAGTTCTTGCTGTCGATGTAAATCCCGGTGCAGGATTAGATGTAATTTGATTGAACATCGGAGTTCCTGGTATTAATCCATGAGGATTCGCAAAACTTATCTGCACGGTAGCTATAGCACCAACATTAATCACCGTAGCATCTGGTAAAACTCCGATTAGTGCTTCACTAATATTAACAACCGGATATATGGTTAAGTTTGAACCATCTGGTGGTGTACCGCTGCTGTTTACTCCGGTTATTCCAGTTCCTATATCAACCGAAGATATAGTTAACTCGCAGTCATTCGCCGGAGATACGCCTCCTAGATCGGTTCCTAAGACTGTTATGCGTTGTCCTTGTCTATAACTAGTTCCCGGTGATGTTGCAATCGCAGTATAAATTCCTCCAGTACTGCTCACTGTAAATGCAGCACCATTTCCAGGTAACGGAGTTAATACAGTTCCTGCTATTCCAGTGTAACTGGCTATTCCAGCAACAGCTATCCCTTCCCATGAGACTGAATCAATCGATCCTCCAGAATCTACTGATGTTACGATTATGGTTAAATCATTAACTGGAGATGTTCCGCCGAGGTCATTTCCTGAAATAACAATCAAATCGCCCACGGCGTAGTTCTCTCCTACTGAAGAACTATCTTGAGACCCGATAACATTATCATACAATCCGCCGGCAGTAGATATATCAAAAGTACCTCCTGACCCGATGCTTTCTACAAGAGATCCAGATACTCCGACAAATGTTTTATTAGCACCTTGAATTACTTGATTTATCGGTGCAGATAGATTTAACGTAGTTCCTACTATAGAATTAACAAAGATAGCGGTACCTGCACCATTATCTATGGCCATACCAGCTAAAACTCCGCCAGCATTGACCACTGTAATAGATAGGTCGACGGCAGCAGTAGTATCAAGAATCTCTACAGACACTGATCCAGCACCTATCACACCTGCAACTACAGTGCCTGGGGCTATAGATGCTGATCCGCTGATTGGTTGTCCGGGAGTAGGAGATATCCCATCAAAGGAGAACTGGAATTCACTAATACCTGTACTAAATTTAGATAGTATAGTATCATTCGATCCGTTATTGACTATAGAATATGTAGGTTGCCCTATGTTTGCACCGGTAAAATATTGCGCTTGTCTAATCTGTACAAAAGATGTCCTTAAACTCTGTCCCAACACAGTTCCTACTTTGGCACTAGAATAATATGTAAAAGTCACTGCGGAGGTAACACGATAGACTAAAAATGTTCCTTCTGCTCTAGCAAATCCCGAAACGCTATCGTTTAACCCTACTACCGTGATAGGTTGTCCTACAGATAATCCGTGAGTACCGTTAGTCCTTACACTAATTAGAGAAGAACCAAATCCGCCAGTTCCTGTAGATGCATCTGTTGTAATCGATACTATTGATAAATCAGTTCCTGGCAATTCGTATAGAGAGGGATAACTTCTCATCTGGCCAAAACCCTGCCACTTGGTAGGTTGGAGACCGTATTCAAAGTCAGCATCTAACATAGCTTGTGGCATAGCCACACGCATACGCTCAATAGCATCAGTACCAAACTCCCACGGTTTTATAGTCTGATAAGGTTCGTCTATGAATATCTGTATGCTGGCCGATGAGGTCGATGAAGAAGTATCTGCCGAAAGCTCTAGAGTAACAATAGCATCATCATTTCTCCACCATGTAGGGAAATCTATATCACTTAATAAGTTTCCATCACCACTGCTGCGACCTTTTTTCAATTCTAATCTTATAGAGTTTGCAGGGTCGGAGAAGTTGTAGAGTATTTCGCCTGTATCGGTATTGGTTATCAATAATATTTCGCTGACTGAGATATTGCCGATAAATCTTATAGAACTAACTCCTGGAATTTTAGCTGGAATGGCTGTAGTACCATTGGTAATTACATCGCTGACTGTATTCCACAATGTAGTATTCAGAGTAGAAGCACCTGCTTCTGCATTTTCTCCAGTGATTTTTACCTGTACTACAGCAGTTTGTCCATAGATTGGCGTTACTGTAGTGTTGGTAAAAATATATGTGTTGATGATATCTCTAAGATAGGCCTGAGCGGTAGTCTCTGGGCTAACGTCTCCTCGAATCATCGGCTCTTCATCTATCCAAAAATAATCAGATACTATTCTAGTTTTTACATTTCCGCCGTATTTGACATCATGAGTTATTGCGTCTAATATTAATCCTACATCTCGAGTACATTTTTGGCTGGCATAAGTATAACCGTTATACGGTGCGATATTATTAGCTATCTGATTATTAATAAAAGCAACTACCTGTGCTTGTAGGAACGCCTTATTTGCAGTTAGAAGCGCAGCAGCTTTTGGATATAGACTACTATCTTTACTGATTCCTGGTTCAAATATATATTTTTTTATCTGTTTCTTTGCCATGGATTTTCCTTATGCACCAAATACTATCGCAAGTGCTGAAATTTTATTATCAACATAATCTTTTCTAGTTGAGTGTGAAGCTAATGTGGGTTGATCAGATATCAACACATTACCGGTAACTGTTATATCTCCTGTAACGTCGAGCCCAGTATCAACCGTTACGTCTGTAAATTTTGCTTTAGCTGGTGTTGATAACCCTATAGACATATTGTTTATCGAACCAACACTAGTAGTCGCAGCAGTTCCGCTAGATGTTACTGAACTTATTCCTTTGCCTAATGGTGTGGTTGTTAGCAAAGTTCCTACTGTGAGTAATAGATCATTGGTTGGTGATTCACCGCCGAGATAAGTTCCAGGTATAGCGATAGTATCGCCTGTGTCAAAATCGTCTCCAGGCCCAATTATTGATACTGAATATATTCCAGCATTACGAGTGATATTAAATGTTGCACCATTTCCCGAAGTTGAGCTTGATACTACTCCGTATGCATCAACCGATATATTTTCATAAGTTTCGATGCCGGTATTTTCTGAACTAGAAATCCTTACTTCACCGTTTACTATTGATATAATTGCTGAAGAACCATTTGATATTACAACATCGCCATCGACATTAAGATATTGTAGAGTACCTAGTCTTTCAAGACTGCTGTTAGTAATACTATCGCCTAACGAAACACTAGAATCACTAGCATTTAGTAGTTCTATGCCGTTAATGAGTAGTGATGGGACGTCTATAGATGCTGCGGAAAGTTCGCCGGTAGGGCTTACATTAAATCCGGGGCTTCGAAAACCGGTTTTTGACTCAAAAGGTATGTATGTTACTGCCATTAAAGGATCTCCGCTATTAATCCGACTTCAACTTCCACAAAGACTAACTGTATTTAGTCTAAGAGCATATTATGGTACGAGTGGGTTAATTGTATGATAATACGTAGCACTAAAAATCAATTTGCTACCATTTACTCCTGGAGTACTAGGGTTAACTATCAATGTTACTTTTGAATTGTTAACAGTGGCAGTTACATCTATTAGATTTTGTCCGAGATTTGAACGTCCAAACACATTTACGCTAGCTGTTCCTGGTCCAGCAACTACGATACACTTAACTATTTCTTTGTCGTTAGTATCTAAGTCAACAGATAATGTATATTCGGCACTGCAAAAATCACCTACGTACCAGGAATCTACAATGGTATCTGGATAAACTAAAACCCAAGGACCTTTATAGGAAAAATTGGTACCATTAAGTAGTCTAAGAGTGCTTTTTAGACCTGCGGAAAAGTATTTGGCAAAATTAATCATACTGTATTTATCAGTAAACAAAAAGGCTCCGGAGAGCCTTTTGTTATTTGTTTGCTATCTTGATTAATTTACCGTATTCTGGTAGATATAGATATTCAATGTCGCTTTGTCGTAGTGTTTCTACAGCATCAAATAGTGTTTCTACTAAAGGATCCCCACCTAGATTAAAGCTGGTATTGAATATAATTGGGCAACCTGTTTGATCATAGAATGTTTTGATCAAATCATAATAGTGTTTGTTCTGTTCTTGTGTAACTGTTTGTATACGACAAGTACCATCTACGTGTATAATAGCTGGAATCTTTTCTTCAATACCCGGTTGACAGTTAACAGCATACATCATTGTAGGACTTTCATCCATACCTCGAAGATCAAACCATTCATGTGCGTGTTCTGCTAAAATACTACCAGCAAATGGACGGAAATATTCACGACGTTTTACACTGTTAACAAAATCTTTACCATCTGGTACTCTAGGATCAAATAGAACTGAACGATTTCCTAACGCCCTTGGACCATTCTCTGAACGTCCTTGGAAAATTGTAACAATGTTCTTATTAACTAATAGTTCAACAATGTCGCTGTGTGCGGCATCTGTAATTTCAGCACCGTGAGATTCTACATAACCATTAATTTCATCATCGGTATAATGGTATTGAGGTCCTAAGTATAGTGTATCGCTGCGTTTGGCCACAGTAGTATCTTCACTAAATGCTCTCCAGAACATTAACCCAGCACCAATAGCGGTACCTGCATCATTACTTACTGGTTCACAATATAGTTCAATACCTTCATCTTTTAAAGCATCAAGATAATGATAGTTAGCCACACAGTTAAGACCAAATCCGCCACTGATAACTACCTGCTTACGACCAGTCATTTCAACAGCTTTTCGAATTAATTTAACAACTTGATCTTGTGTTTGTGTTTGGCAAGCGTAAGCTAAATCTCTACGATTTTGAAGTTTAGTAATATCGTCTGCAATACTTTCTTGTAAAAATTCAAATAACGGAGCATTGATTTGAGCACCATTGGGATATGTTGGTACTATTAGATTTCTATTTGATAAAGGATATATTCCGGTTTCATCAAACAATTTAGGAATCTTGTCATTTGGTTTGCCGTAAGGAAATAATCCCATAGTCTTACCAGCTTCAATACTTGACCATCCGCAATATTGTGTGACCGCTTCATACACTTTGGTAATACCTGCACGTTCACTAACAATACATTCGTGTGTGCCTTCTTCTGCATAGGCTGATCCATCAAAATCAGTAACCATTCCTCCGACATTAGGACCTGCCAATCCAATATGTTTGAATACTGTATCAAACTTACTTGGATAATCGCAGTTCACTATAGTTTCAACCTCCCAACCGATAACTGTTTGATTGTCGATCTGTAATGGAATATATGTACCAGCACCGTCAACGATGACTGCTACCGCTTGATCAAATCCTGAACGATAAAATGCACAAGCGGCATGTAATTTATGATGGATTTTTGATAGATCAACTACCTGCGGGTGTTGACGACCTCTAACTTTTTGATCGATCAACCCTAATTTTCTAGCCAGCCCAGTATACATGTCGTCGCCTGAATAGTCAATTCGACCAGCTGTTTCTTCTAGTGTTTGTGTATGTGCTACAACGAGATAATCGATCTTATCTGTATAATCTAAAATCTTAACCATTGATGCTAATGGTCCGCCATCATATTTGGCTCTAGTTAGCCGTTCTTCTTCAATGCTAAAAACTATTTCGCCATCTTTTAATAAACAGATACCGGAGTTGTGTCCGCGGGCAATAGCTGCAATCCAAACAGGTTTCTTATTTGTCGTCATCGGTATTTTTTCCTAACACTGTGTCAATAACAATATCTAAAATTTCAGGAGTCATGGTCATAATTCCTTCGTGTTTTCTGCTGATTCTTTCATCAGGAACAATCCTGATAGGATCATATTCTCTATTAATTTCTCCCATATCAAGAACTTGAAAGTATGGACAGTCTGGATATGTGATGTTAATAGGATATGTAGGACCAGTAATAATAGTAGTTGGAGTTTCCATAGTGTAGGCTAAATGTTGTCCTAGACTATCACATCCTAAGAAATGATCTGAATATTTGATAATTGATGCCCACACTCTAATAGGCACATTTTCAGGCATTGCTACTTCGTCTTTTAGTTTTAAATCTTTAAGATCAATAGCGAACTCGCTCATTAGAATAATTCCGAATCCATTTTCTTGTAATTTTTTAATAATTGCTTTTACGTCTTTGTATTCAAAACTCCTACTAGATTTATCAACGAATGATCCATCAATATGTTCAATACCACGACCAAATGGTTGTAATACTATTAGTTTTTCTTTCTTGAGTTTTTCTTTAACTTCATTAACTAATTTTCGACCGGCTAAAAATTCGTCTTTGCTTAATCTAAGAGTAGGTTTTGATAATTCTCGTATACCTTTTTTGTTAATTTCAATATCAAATGCTTGGCTTAAATTACATTTTTGATTGAAATATTCCCAAAGCCTATACGGCTCTGGACTTACCAAATCCATGTCTTTTAATTTATCTTTGAATAGATCTTTGTGCCAATGATCATAAACTCTTGAATCTAAAGTAGGATGTCCTTTGAATATTTCAGACCCCCCTTCGCATATGATAAGAAAATCTTTATCCCCAGATTCTTCTTCGTATTTTTCAAATGCTGGAATTGAGCAAACAACTCTTCCTGCACCGCCGTTAATAAAAAATGCTTTAGATCTACTCATTCAAAAGTTCCTGTCAAAATAAAAGGTCTTGTGTTTATTATATAGCATTTCTGCTATACGCACAAGACCTTTCTTGAATGTTTTTACTTAGATAACTGGTGGGGTATCAAGTGGAAATGGAATTTTCCAATGATCTACATCGTGGAATGTTGTTTCCAAATTGTCTAGCCAATCAGCATATTCTTGTAATTTGGTTTTATCTTCTGCTGAATATTCGTCTGCATGTTCTGCCAAAGATTTTTTAATAGCATCGGCCTGCGTTTTAAATGCAGCAAAACTATTTTCACGCGAATTTGCATGCAATCTATATCTTGGAGGTGTAAATTCCTTGCTAACTGTATTATATTTTAAATCCATTTGATAGAAGCATTGTGAAATACCACCTGTGAAGTCATCATAATGATATGACCATGATCCTAACTCACGAGGCAATTCGAAAGTTGGATCCACAATTTCATCATGCGTGTATGATTTAGTTAGATAAGCAGCTTCGAAAGGATTTTTGTCAGCGTCGATAATAAAGAATGTATGTCCTTCTTCGTGGAATCTTTCAAACTCTAGCCCTTCTAAAGTGTCTGATCCGTTTACTGCGTTCTGAACGATACTGGTAGAATTTTCTAATCGAGCAACTAGATATCTTGGACCAGTATATTCAGCATTGATTACCTGATTCAGGGCAGTCGTATCTTTGTACGGTTCATCCGGTAAAATAAATGTAAATGCTTTTTTCATTTTCTTCCTCTTTGTTTAATTCAAGTTAACTAGCAATGTATTTAATTCTTACTGAACCCCAACCACCTCGAGTTCCATGATCGCGAACGTCACCGCAAGGTTGTGGAGGTAAACCACCAGCACCAATAGGCAACATCGTAGAACATCCTTGCATTTCATAACATCCACATGACCTATCTGCACGCCATGGATATGATTTCGGATTACCACGTTTTGGAGATCTGGTTAATGCACTGACCGCTGTAAAGTACGGAAATAATGCACCACCTGACCATTGTGTAGCTGGGGTGCCATCTGAGTCAGCAGCATATGATACTACAGCACCATTTTCTGCAACTAACCCCGGAGCATAAGCAGCGTGATATGTATAGAAACATACGCAATTTGGGCAGCAACCGTGGAATGATGTGCAACCAATAACACCACAGCAGTTAACGTCGCCGCCGTAGGCTAATGCTTCCCATGCGCCTGAGCATTGATTACATATTAATCCGCAATTGTCATTTCTCGGACCTGTTCCACAGAATCCGTTGGCGAAATAACAACACCAAGCTGATGTACCTGTTGAGCAAAATGCTGTACCACCTCTACCACCTCGGGCACAGATACATCCACTTGTTCCGCTACCAAACCAGCATAATCCGGTTGGGTCTGAACAACCACTAAAACATAATACGTGTGAATAAGAAGGAAAACCTATAGTTCCGCATACATAACAACCTGCCTGAACTGTAACTGTTTTCTTAGCATACGCACCAGAGTTTCCAGGTAATCCGTAACCGCAGCAGCACATACGAGCACCAGGCCCACCAGGTCCCCATGCTTCAATAACTGCTGTTCCTGTGCCTGGTGCTCTCCAGCAAAATCCTGATACAAAGTTTGTATAGAATGTTCCCGGAGTATAAGACCAAATTTCACCAACTTCTAGATTTTCTTCAATTCTAGGAGTTGCTGCTGCTGCTGTTCTTAATACGTTTGTTAGTGATCTAGCTGCCATATGTTAAGTACTCGCTATAAATTTAATTCTAACGCCACCGTGACCGCCACGGAAGCCTTGTGATCTATGATCGCCACATGGATGAGCCGGGCCACCACCTACGCCTACAGGCATAAACGGTATGCAACCTTGTGCTTCGTAACATCCACATGTTCTATTACCTGTCCAACAGGCATTATAGAATCCGCCTTGTGTTGGATTTTTTCCTGCCGCATTGATCGCTGATATCGCTTCAAATAATCCCATACCTGTCCAGCTTTCAGCACCATTATCATTTTCTGTTTGATATGTAACAGTTGTTCCGCCAGTGCTGATAAAGCCAGGTGGAATGTATATATGATATTGAAATTGGCAGACACAGTTAGGAAGGCAACCAAAGAAACTAGCACAGTTAAATTTACCAAAGCAGTTGATATCACCGCCGTATGCTTGGGCGCAACATCCACCTGTGCCTGGACCGTAGTTACATGCTACTCCACAGTTTTCGTTTAATGTTTTAGTTGTGCAAAAGTTGTTGGCTGTAAAGCAGCAGTATCCAGATGGAGTAGTTGAACAAAATGTAGTGCCTCCACGGCCGCCTTGTGCGCAGATACATCCGTTGGTTGTTGAGCTAAACCAGCAGACCTGTGTGGGTTCCGAACATCCTCTAAAGTTTTGTGCATCAGCATTACCGCAGCTAAATCCAACAACGCCCTGAACATAGTTTGATCCAGTTACTGTGATTGTTTTTTTAGCATATGATCCTGAGTTACCCGGAATACCAAATCCACAGCAACATGTACGAGCTCCCGAACCACCTGCACCCCAAACTTCAATAATTGCTGTACCAGCACCCGGTGAACGCCAGCAAAAACAACCGTTAGGCCACATTTTTGTTCTAACGTTAGTTTCAGTATACATCCAGACGCGACCTGTTTCTAGGTTCTCTTCTGAAGAGTTTCCTGTCCTTGCTAGTTTAGTTTGTAATACTGACTTTAATGATGGCATTTTTTAACCCTATAAACTAATTTGCTATAAATTTAATTCTAATTGCGCCGTCGCCGCCTGTGCTACCGTGATCTCGAACACCTGGACAGGGGAAAGGCATAGAACCTGGGAACCCTACAGGATTAGATCTAACACAGCTATTGTCGTTGTAGCAACCGCAACCACCACTGAAGCCCCAGCAACTTGCAAAAGGAACCCCCATTGATGGCCATCTTGATGCTGCATTTACTGCACTCAATGATTGATGGAATCCTTGACCTGACCAGTTTGAAAATTCGTTACCGTCTTCTGTTCCGAATGTAATAGTAGCGCCACATTGGCTGATAATACCAGGACTAACTCCTAGATGTTGTGGCCATAAACAGATACACTGCGGTAAGCATCCATAGAAACCTACACAGCTAAATCCACCGCAGCAGTTAAAGTCGCCACCATATGCACAGGCTCTCCAGCTACCAGCGAATATATGACAGATCAATCCGCAGTTATCAACACCAGGACTTTGTGTACCACAGAATCCGTTGGCGAAAAAACAGCACCAAGCCGATGGCGTTGTTGAACAAATACTTGTGCCGCCACGACCGCCTTGGGCACACATACATCCGCCTGTGACACCGGCATTGTCAACAGCATCGTTCCAACATAATCCAGTTGGGTCTGAGCAACCACGGAAACACAAATCGTCTGCGTTGGTGCAAGCACGACCTTGCATACCACACACATAACTTGAAGTTGTTACACGGATAGTTTTTTTAGAATAAGCACCTGGGTTTCCCGGTAATCCAAATCCGCAGCAACACATTTCAGCGGAACTACCACTGGCTCCCCAAATTTCAATTTGAGCTATACCAGCACTTGGTGGTTTCCAACAAAAGCTACACCAAGCATTACCAAATTGGTTGCCTGATGTGAATAGAAAAATCCTACCTTGTTCCAGATTTTGTTCTGCTGGTGGGAAGCTCGTGTTCTTAGTAGGTAAAAAAGCCGATAATCTTGGCATAATTAATGTGTTTCCCTAATGTTATTAAACTGTGTTTAAATAAAATATTAAACAGCAGCGTATACCCAACCGAATGTACCACCAGTGTAGATCAATGTAACCACAGTGTTATTCAAGTCGATGATTAAATCATCAGCTGCACCGTTGATTAATGCACCATTTCTAGCCACAGTGATGTTATTAGTAGCTGATGCGCCACCAATATCAATGATTTGGATAACGTCATTTTCTAACAAGGTCAACACAGCTGGTAACGTAATAGTAAACGCACCTGCGGTTGAATTTGCTAAAATTCGATCATTAACTGTAGCACTGAAAGTAGTGGTTGCAGTGCGAACTACTGTTCCTGCTGTACCGGTTGTTGTAATATATCTTCCCATGTTATTATTCCCTTGACTTTGTATTTATTAGACTGTAGATGTTTCAATACCCATAGCTACCGCACTAACATTAGTAGCACTGGTTCTTACCACTAATATTTTGTTAGCATCCATTACGATACCTGTTCTTTCTAGTACACCTTTAGCTAAAATTTCAGTATCATATTCAATGAATTCTGCGTTAGTCGGTGTTGAAGCTGATGCTACAGCTACTCTAACTGTTATCGCTGCGTTTCCTCTATTACAAATACTTAAAGTCACTACAGAAAAAGTATCTGCGGGTACTGTATATAGTGGGGTATTGGTAGCTGCGACTAAATCTGCTGCTCCTAATCTTCCTGTTGCCATGTTTTAATTCTCCGTTATCCGTGTAAGTAATAATTTAATGCTACAGGGCTACCGTCGACCCCGCCAAGGAAATTCATCTTTGTATTTATGTTAATTTGTACGTTCGTTGTAGTTGTGATAGTATTACCTGCTATGTAAATCACACCTGCTGTTAAGCTATTAACGTTAATACTAGATCCGCCGCCACCAATTTGTGAAGCAATATAGGCTTTGATAGCACGTTGAGTTGGTACGATGCTGTCTGAATCTGCTGTAAAGAATGGGTCTGTTGAGAACTCATTAATACTTGCACCTGCTCCGCCTAGTGCCACACTACCAAGTTGCAATTCATTCAAACCAGCGATATTGAACGCATCAGCGTTCAATGTAGCAACGCCAGTCGCTTGTTCAACGTTAAACAATCCACCAACACGGAAGTTACCATCTTGGTCAGTACTTGTGTAGAACACACGTCCACCTTCGCTATCTACTGTTTCATTTTCAGGTACTTTGGGCTGTAATGCTAGATTTGGATAGTTTGTTTGTGTTTGATTGCCGGTACCGATATCTAAGAAGTCGTGTCCAGTTAAACGAACCTGTGAATATCTGCGTCTTAGGCTGATATCAGCTTCGTGTTCTGGTGATTCTAACTGTTCAATCGGTGGACTGATTTGTAATCTAGCTGAATAAGAACCGTCTGCTCTTTTAATAAACTGTGTTACGTTAACTAATCTATAGTAAACATCGTCAATACCAGTAATCTGTAAGTTAGCACCTGGTTCTGGTTCTGCTGTTAATTCTTTAACATTAATAAATGTACCTGTTTGATAACTGTCAGCATATCCATCTCCAACAACTGTAGCATCTGATGAGCTATAGCCTGTACCTCTATTAGTAAATGTTGGGCTACCTAGTACACCATTACCAATTCTAATTTCAGTAGTAGCATCTGCGCCAACATTATTAGGATCAGTGATAGTAACTGTTGGGGCAACTGTATATCCGCCACCTGGTTCTGTGATCCAAACTTCTGTGATTTGATTATTGTCAACGAATGTTCTTGCTCTAGCTTTAGCACCAAATTTTACCGTTAACAATTCAGTATTGTTTGTAGGTATCACAACAAATTGATGTGCACCTGCCGGGTTACCAAATACAGAAGCATTCCACTGTTTAGCACTGTTAGCTGTCATTGACCCTGACGCTGTTGTTAAATTAAATACGCCACCGCCTCTTGATGATTCGATCTTGAAATCTGTGCCGTTAACATTGATATCTTGTATAAAATACACTGTTCCAGATACCACCCCACCAAATACTGTTCCTGTGAATACAATGCTGTCACCCACTTCTAAATTAGCTGTAGATGTTGTTGTGAATTCATCAGTTACTGTTGTTGCAGCAGTAACAGTTAGTGTAGTCCATGAAGCAGACTGTTCGGTCCATGCTAATCCATTTTCAGAAGTAGCTGCTGTTGGACTGTCTGATGTTGCTAAGAAAATACCATTACCGTATTTTACATTTTTCCATGTTCTTGATTGTGGTAGTGCTCCACCTGCGGTCCAAGTTGTACCACTTAATGAATAAGCGTTGACTGTACCACCTGTGGCTACCGCAACAAATCTTCCTTGGCCGTATGCAACACTGGTGTAATTTCCAGATGGTATTGTTCTCGAAGTCCATGATGTACCGTTAGCAGAACTTGCTGCTACCGTACCACCTTGTGCTACAGCTACAAATAGTCCTTTGCCGTATGCTACTGAAGTCCAGTTAGCACTTGGTAATCCACTCATTGATACCCATGTTGTACCGTTGGTTGAATATGCTGCATTGGTACTACCATTGGCCACTGCAACGAATCTATCATTACCGTAGGTTACAGATTTCCATGTTGCTGGAGCTGGTAATGGACCTGTAGATAACCAAGTGATACCGTCTCTACTATATGCTGCGTCGGTGCCACCACTAGCGATGGCTATATAATAACCAACACCATTAAGTGTACCATAGGCTACTGATTCCCAAGTTGTATTGGTTGGCAGCGTTCTTGATGCCCATGTTACGCCATCTGTAGAACTTGCTGCTACTGTACCGCCACTGGATACTGCTACAAATTGTTGACTGATAGCAGTTCCTGTATATGTATATGATTCAATAGCATTACCGTTGGTTGCGTCGATTTCTGTAATTGTTACTGTGATATCGTTTGCCGGACTTGCACCACCTAATGATGTTCCAGCTATGGTAATATTATTACCTACAGTATAACTGTTACCAACTGCTGATATTTCTATTGTATAAGTACCTGCATGTCTTGTAACATTGAATGAAGCTGAATTACCACTACCACCGGTTACACCTACGTTGGTATATGATGCGTCGCCTGCACCATATACTGCGCCATTCCATGCTGAACTACTTGAAATAGTTGATGTAATTGTTTTTGTATATGTTGGTGCTGTGAATGATATTCTTGGAGCAATAGTATAGAATGTTGTTAAATCAAGAGCTGCCTCAATGGTAGTTCCTGGAATAACATGATCCCAGCCCGATGTACCATCGCTTTCTTTTCTAATAGTAGCAACCTTAGTAGCAGCATTGTATGTGTTAATATAACCATACTGTCCTACACCTGTACCGCTGGTAATAAAGATAGCCATACCAACATATCCTAAACTGCTGATTGTGTCAGTGTTAGCTATGGTAATTTGAGTGGTTGTACCACTTTGTGCTACGTTTGAATTAGTGATATATCCTTGTCCACCAGGTCCTGATGAATCGCCCGGATCTGTTAGTCGAACTTGATATACTCCGCCGTCGCGGAATTCGTCTTGTACTGCCGCTGCATTAACACCAGCACCGCTGATAGTATAAGAAGCATTGCTATAATTTATACCGGCATTTTCATATTCAAATGTATAAATTTGATCACCGCTGGTAAACACGTTGGCAATCTGTGCTTCAAATCCTTGATTGTTAATTAATCCTTCAACTGGAACTTCTGTAACGTCGACCCCTTCTGCTACACTACCAAAATCACCGTAGGAGTTATTACCGTTGGTAGCACGAATCTTACCGCCGTTTTCTGCTAGATAGCCGATGTGGTTATAGTATGAGAACACTGAAACAAGTTCTGCACGTCCTAGGTTAGTAATCCATGCACCGATACCATCTGACAATACTTGTGTAAAGTCGTTTGAAACGATAGAATCGTTACCACCGTTGTGTAGTGCACCGTCAATCTTCTGACCAACACAGGCTGTACCAAATGTAGTGACGTTTTGTACGTATGTAGATTTATTAGTGACCCATGCTTTAGTATCGTTTGGTCCCCAACCCGGATCAAGACTCACGTAAGCTCCTGCTAATGGACGTTTAGTACCAAATGCGTTAGCCGCTGTAAGACCGTCTGGATCACCTGCACCTGCTGTATTACCGTCAGACGTACCATCTAATCCTGTTAGTGTCATATTTCTAATACCGCAACCGTTACGTACATAGAACATGTCTTCTAATTTAGAACCAGTAAGAGCATTTCTATAATAACGAGCTGCTAACACAACTTTGTAATTACCAGTATAGGTCATATCATATGCAATAGCTTCAACATACCTACTGATATCATTTTTACATTGATCAGCATCATAAACGTATGCTACCACCATCGATCCTGCTGCCGTTGATAGATCTAATGCTGCTCCACCTAACGTTAATGATATTTTAAATGTTCCCGGTGCTGGAATACTATGTACATAATACGTTGTGCCTGCTGTGACACCACCAAATGCAGTTCCTGAGAATACAATAGCATCATCTGCTACCATCCATGCTGTTGTTGAACAGGTAAATGTGTCAGTAGATCCGCCGGTAGAGGCTGTAACCGTTGCTTTAAAGGTATTAGTAGCGTAAGCAGCACCTTCTGCTGCTAAGAATCGAGAATTTAAACGTAATATTAAAGCACCATTGAGCATGTCTAGACTGGTTGTTGGTAAGTTTACTCCTGTGTTTACAGGAATATTACCGGTATTAACGATACCGCTGATATATGACCATAACAAATCAGCAAACACTACAGCACCGCTGGTTGCGATCTCGCTAACTTTAAGTCCTACAAAATCAATAACTGCTTCTTGTGCATCTAGTTGTTCTGTTAATACAACCAATGTTGATGTTGTTCCTCGTTGATATGCTAGACCACTTTGAATTGATAAGAAGTTTGAACCAAACATCAAATCATAGCCAAGCGCATCTACCATATATCCAACATCTCTTGAACATAATACTGTATCAAAGTTAAGTGTTGGAAAACGACGTTTAACAAATTGTACAGCATCTGTTTGTATTTCTGCTTTAGCATCATTAATTGCTGTTCTAGCAGTAACTAATGCTGTTGCTACCCATGCTGTATATGGAGCAATAGTTGTTGGTTCTGTTCCTGTGTTAATCGTATCGTATATTTGTTGTATACGATCTTGTGCGAATGCCCCACCGTCTGCTGAACCGGGTGTACCGCTGACATCTTGTGATAATAGTGTTGTTTTAGTCCAACCTGCTGTATTACCTGTAGCGATATTATCAATAATATCTTTAATTCTTAATTGAACAGCCAATGCTGGTGCTAGTTCTACTGTAGGCTCAACAAATGATCCTAAACTGTAATATGATCTAGCAGCAATTTGTGTTGCAAGATTTCCACCATATGTTAAATCATAAACAAGTGCATCTACGATATATCCAACATCTCGTTCACATTTTGTTCTGCGTGTTCCTGTGTAGGTAAACCCAACAAATCCCGGTGCAGCAGCAGCAATTTGTGCTAGAATCCATTCGCTTACTTCGTCTTGTAAGAATGCTTTATTAGCAAGAATTAATCTACGAGCATCATCAAAACCAGATGTATTGCCTGTTGGATATGCTGTTGCAGCATACGCTGTGTTGATTAGAGTAGAACCCCAGTTAGTAGGATCTGGATATACATAAGCATTTGGTGTATTGTTTACAACAATATCTTTGATTTCTGCTGAATTAGCGATTACAGAATTTAATGCTGTTGTACTACCGATACTACCTGCACGTTGACTTGTAGTGTCTTGTGTTTCTGTATTACCAGTAGTCGGTGTTACAGCAATATTTTGTATAACATCGTCAGTTACAGATCGAACGTGTGCAATCACAGACACAGATTTTGCCTTATCATTAGTAGCAATAATTTTACCCGATGGGCTTACTCTAGTACCACGAAGTTCGTCACCAACTACACCAGTTCTTGCTGGAAGGATAATTGGTAATGTTTCATAATATTGACCAGTTTTAATATTAATGGTCCAAGCCGGTTCGACTAGTAACGGAACATCATCTGATGTACCTGCTGTGATAGCATCAGTTATGATCGTGATCAAGTCATCGATAGTTGTTTGAGCACCATCTTCTTCTACGTTGCTGTAGTTAACATATTGTTTAACAGGAGTCACTACGCCGTACAATGTTTGATAATTAGCAACAGGTGTTTCGTTTGACACAACATCGTCTATAATTGTGTTTAGATATGTAATAGCATCAACCGTTTGTACATCTTCTGCTGCGATTACAGGAAGTATAACTCCTGTAGTAGGATTGAAATATGTTAGTGTTGCTTCTCTAGTTTTTGAATTACCACTATGGCTTAGGTCATAAACAAGAGCATCAACGATTAATCCCATATCGCGTTCACATTTTGCTGGACTTGGATTTGTAAATCCATTCCATACGCCGATGTTATTTGCAATGTTGTAAGCAACATAAGCACTAATTTCTGCCTGCAAGAATGTTCTATTATGTTCTAATAAAGTTCTAGCATTTGGATTTTCATAACCTTTATCAATTTGATCGCAGGCATATCTTAAACTAGCCCAAGGTTTATCAAGAGTTAATCCGTAGGTTGGAGCTGGAGTATCAATACCATGAGGTGCTACATATAATAGATTGTCTACAACACCATAGGTTTTCCATTCAGGATATCCTGTTTCGCTAACACTTAATACCTGTCCATTTTCACCGATTGGTAATCTTGTTGGGCCAATGCCACCGAAGTAAACTAAATCACCTGTGGTTGTAAGAACGCTTTCTTCTGGACCACCAGATAATAGTGCCCAGTATACACCTGTTAAATCTTTTTCGGGACTGTTGTTTGTTGGTGTTAATGAGCTGTCATCATCATCGCTGATATGAGCTAATACACAAATGTAGGTGCTGTTACCATATCTTATAGCATCCCCTAATCTGTATTGTGTACTATTTTGCCAATCACCTTGCCAGCGGATACCGCTGTTTAATCTTTCCCAATAGGTTAGATTTGGTGGAACTTGACCTGTGCTATCTGCAATAGCTACATAGGTGTAACCATTTAATCTAATAACATCACCAGTTCTATAAGTTGTACCTATTAACCAATCACCTTGGAATTTTAAGTTTGTTGTGTATAGATCCCAATCTGTGGAATTTGTTGATGGCGGACTTAATGTTGCTGCTGTATGATTTGTTTTAGAAACATAAGCATATCCACCATATGTTGCTACATCACCTGGTTGATATATAGTACCGTTTGTCCATGTATTTTCAAATTCAAGACCTTCAACATATTGTGCCCAGCGACCTGCTGTAGCATCTGCTTGGAATGTTGTTGCCACTGCTGATGAGTGATACGCTGTACAGATCCAAACACCGGCACCATACTTAACAATGTCATTGACCTTATATCTTACAGATGCATTACTCCAGGTACCTTTATATTCAGTGCCTTTGTGCATATAATCCCAACTAGATTGATCTGGTTCGAGACCTAATGCTGCTGTAGCTTGTGATGTGTGTCCTAGATTACAGATATAGGTAATACCACCGTATTTTACAACGTCATTAATTTTGTAACGTGTAGAGGTAGTCCAATCACCTTTCCAATCAAAACTTTCTATGTAGATAGTCCAATCAGCTAAATTTGCTTCAAGCCCAGAAGAAAGTGTTGATGATGATGTATGTGGATTGTTACAAATATAACTGTTACCACCATATTTGACAATATCATATTCTTTATATCTGGTGCTTACAGTCCAGTCTGTTTTGTATTCACTGCTGGTGGCAAATAAATCCCAATCAGATAGATTATCTTCTAATCCTAGAGTGGTCGTAGCGGCTGAAGTATGACCATCATTACAGATATAAAGAGACCCACCGTATTTTACGATGTCATTTTCTTTGTAGTATGTGCTAACATTCCAATCGCCGGTCCATACCTGACCATCAGTAACTTGGTTCCATCTTGTAGGAACATTTTCCGAATCAACATAAAAGTCTGCATTAGCAACGTGTCCTACAACACATAAGAAAGTTTTGCCACCGTATCTAACGATGTCATCTTTATAGTATGTAGTGCCGGTAACCCAGTCACCTTGCCATACAAATTTAATTCTACCTAGTTTAAACTCAGCCATTTAATGCTCCATTTATTGCGTTTTTATTATTTATCGTAAATTTTTATTACCAGTTATTAGTTAAAAGTTCCACCTTATCCACCTTGAGCAGCATTAAAATCTCTATCTGAACTTTGGTCACCCATAAATGCATCATAGAAGAACGATAGAGCTAATAAATCGCCGTCAACTCCGCTTTTGAAATTCACTTTTACCGGAATATCAATTTGTGTAAGTGTGGTTGTTGTAATAATATCCGGACCACCAATTTGAATAATACCAGATAACGCTATACCAGTTTTAGCGTCAGATCCGCCACCACTAACTCTATTAGCCACGTATGCTTTAATAGCTCGCTGTGTTGGAACGATGTTATTACTATCTGCGGTAAATTTAGTATCTGTTGAAAATTCACGGATAACAGCACCAGTACCTCCCGCACTAATACCGCCTAACTGAACTTCTTCAAGCCCTTCTAAGGCAAAAAAGTCAGCACTTAAAGTTACAGTACCTGTCGATTGTTCAACAGCAAATAGTTCACCAACACGGAAATTACCGTCCTGGTCAGTACTGGTGTAGAACACACGCCCCGAACCTAATTCAGCAAATTCAAACTCTGGTGCTAATACCGTGCCATTTGGGAATAGGGTATTTGGATAATTTGTCTGAGTAAAGTTGCCAAGCCCAATATCTAAGAAGTCGTGTCCTGTGATACGCACCTGACTGTATTTTTGTCTGATCTCTATGTTTTCACCATGTTCTGGTGCTTCAGCTCGACCCAATGCTTTAGCTATGGTTAATCTTGCAGTTAGATTAGGTTCAGTACCGCCAAGAATGGTTACGACCAACACTCTATATGTGTAATCTGTAATACTATCGAAAAATAAATTATCTCCCGGTCTAGGTTCTCTAGAAAGATTTTCTACGATAATATCTTTTCCTATCTGATATAGATCTTGATAACCGTCACCGGTGATAGTAATGTCTGTAGATGTGCTAAAATATCCAGTCCCAGCATTGTTTAATGTTGGATTAGCTATAACACCATTTCCGACTCTAACATCCACAGCAACATCTGCTGTGTTATTTGGATCTGTAAGTGTTATTGTAGGATCTGCCGTATATCCGGAACCTGGTTCCCAAATATCAATAGCTGATACTTTTGCATCTACAACGGTTGCTCTACCCTGTGTTCTTGCACCTGTTAAAATTTCTAAAGCTGTTGAACTTGGGCTGGTATATCCTGCAATAGCCACAAACTTTCCTGCACCATATGTAGCAGAAGCCCAAGGACTTGAACTCACTGTTCTACTGGTCCATGTAATTCCGTCATATGAAGTTGCTGTTTGGCTTGATCCTGTTGCCATAGCCAAGAATGCGCCGCCGCCATAAGCTAATACTTTCCAATTTAGTGTAGCAGATCCTGGTAACGTAGTTGCAGTCCAGTTAATACCGTCTAAACTATAAAATGCTACATTTGATGTCGTACCTTCTATAGCTACGAATCTACCATTACCAAATACCACAGATTCTGCGCCACCAACAAATGATCCAGAAGACCATGTTTGTCCATCTGTTGAGTAGGCTGTTTGAGTCACTGTTGAATCGCTCTTAGCTACAGCTACAAATTTGCCGTTGCCGTAGGTTACTGAGTTCCAGTCTGCTCCGTCTGGTAATGTTACCTGTGACCATGTTAGCCCGCCATCTGTTGATCTAGCTCCTTTGTCTTGTCCTTGTGCCACTGCTACCCAGACATCAGCATAATCTCCGTATACCACTGAGGTATAATTGTTTGCTGGGATGGTCACTGTAGTCCATGAAGTACCATTAGTCGAATATGCTGCTGTAGTTCCGCCGGTAGCCACCGCTACAAATTTTCCGTTACCGTAGGCAACTGAAGACCAATCTTGTGAAGGTATACTTCCTGCAGTCCAGGATGTACCATTTGCACTAGCAGCAACATTGTTGCCATTGCCGATAGCAACGAATAAACTACCACTGCTAGCCACCGATGACCAGTTAACACTATTTGGTAGTGTACCTGCTGATGATGAAAAACTTGGTTCACTAAATGTAATTCTAGGTTCTATGTAATATTGTGTTGAAGTATCTAATGTTGATTCTATAGCAGTACCTGGAATAATATGATCCCAACCTGAAAAATGTAAGACCATTGATCCTGTTGATGTAGAGACTGATATCTGAACATTGCTAATATCTTTAAGAGTAATTGTAGTATCATTGACTATCGATTCAATATAGTAGATAGTTTTATTTGATAATCCACCAAATGTAGATCCAGATAAAACAACTTTGGTATTAACAGCTAGATTATTAACATTTGCAACAGTTATATAATTTGTAGTAATTGTTGTGGCAGTGATATTGATAGAAGGAAATTTTTCCTTGGCAATATACACATCTTTGCTGACAGTGTCTAACTCTACAATATAACCGTACTGTCCTGCTCCTGTTCCTGACTGTAAAAATAATCTTAATCCAACATATTGAGCATTGGTCGCAGTATTTTGTGCAGCCAATCTAATAACTTCATTATTACCTTGTTGAGATTGTCCGATGTTAATAGTATATCCAAGACCGCCGAGTAATGATGAATCACCTCGATCAACGATTCTCGCTTCAAAAACAGCACCATCACGGAATTCGTTTCCAGTTAGTGCAGCGTTAACTCCAGACCCTGCTACTGAAAAATTAGCCTGTGTGTAATTTACACCAGCATTAGAGAATAATAATTTTGAAATATTACCTGCGATACAAAATGTTGAAGCGATCTGAGCTTCATAATATCTATTGTTCAACGTGCAGGTAATTGGTATTTCGTTACTGTTAGTGGCTATAGAGACACTACCGTATGTACCATAAGAGTTGTTACCATTAGTAGCACGGATCTTACCGCCGTTTTCTGCTAGATAACCAATATAATTATAGTAAGTAAACACAGACACAAGTTCTGATTTACCTTCTTCAACTATCCATGCACCGATACCGTCATCAAGAACCTGTGTAAAGTCGTTGGCTACTATTGATTTTGTACCGCTCGAATGTAAACCACCGTCAACTTTTAATCCAACACACTTTGTACCAAATGTAGTGACGTTTTGTACATAGGGAGATTTGTCAGTGATCCAGGCAGCTGAATCATTTGGTCCCCAACCCGGATCTAAACTTGCAAACGCACCACCATCTACTCTCTTGATAGCATATTGATCAGGAGAAGTAAAATTACCAGCCAATCCCTTCAATGTCATATTTCTTAGACCTGTTCCGTTTCTTAACAAGAACATATTTTGTTTGGCATTTCGAACTCCGTCGGCCGCATTTAAATAATATCTTGCTGCTTCTACAGATTTCCAATTACCCGGGTAATAGGTATCGTAGATAACAGAATCTATAAACAATCCTAGATCTCTAATACAGGTTTCTGTATTAAAAGTATATAAAGGATATTGGTCTTCAATATAGGCAACTGATTCCTGTATTAAAAAGTTTTTGTTGTTGATTAATTGTTGTCTTGCTTTTAATTTTTCAGCATCACCAGTTACTGAATTTGATCCTGAGATAGTCGGTAATGATATTTGATTTAATTCGTTAATTATGTCTGTGAAAATATCCACAACATCATTTTTAGCAGAGTCGTCACATCCTGGTGCTGATGTATCTTGATCAACATTAGAATACAGCGTAGATACTACAATAGCTTGTACTACATCATCAACTATAGTTCTCATATAGTCGATAGCTTCTATGGTTTTCGCTTTATCAGTTGATGGAATTAATGTTGGGGCTGGATATACTTCTGTGCCTCTTAATTCATCGCCAACAATACCTACAAATGCAGGCACACGAATCGGTAATACTTCGTAATATTTTCCGTGTTTAACATAAATTGTTGCATACCCTGTGATATTTTCGCAGGCATAACGGATTGTTCTCCATGGAGAATTTAATGTTGTTCCATGATTTGCGTCGTCAATTCCGTCTGTACCAACATAATAAACTTTTTCCGATTCCCATAATGGTTCCCATGTTGGTTCACCATCGATAACTTTTAAAACATCACCAGAAACACCAATACCTAATCTAGTTGGACCTATAGAACTACCGTCTTCAGTTATACCATACGTTTTGATATCACCGACAGTGTTTAATACGTTGGTTTGTGATCCGATAACATGTATAGTCCAATAATTATTTTCATAATCGTTGTCTGGTCTATTGTTTACAGATGATATGTGTTTGATCAAGCATCTATGAGCCGTTGCTCCTAGATTAATTAGATCTCCGATAAGATACGTTCTACCTGTAGTCCATACACCTTGCCATTTTTCTCCAGGAACCACTAATTCCCAATAGGCCGTGATTGTTGTTTCTTGACCTGATGAGTCTGCTATGGCAACATATAATTGCCCTTCTCTTCTTACAAGGTCGCCAACAAGATAAACTGTTTCAACATCCCATTCACCTCTTACTCTAGTACCAATGTGTAATATGGTCCAATCGTCTGCTTCGAGACTTGGCGTTTGATTAACATGGTTTGTTTTGCTTACATATTGATAACCACCGTAACGTACAACATCACCTGGTTGATATCTTGTGCCGGAATTCCATTGGTTTTCATATTCAAAGCCAGGAACGTATAATTCCCAATTGCCATCAACAAATGTGCTGGTTGATGTATGTTCAACTACGCAACGATATAATCCTGCACCATACTTAACAATGTCTTTAATTTTGTAACGTACAGCTGATGCCCAGGTATTTTTATATTCGAGTCCAACATGTACTTCAGTCCATGAGCTTGAATCTGCTTCTAATCCTGATGCTGCTGTAGAGGCCGATGTATGTTCTATTACACAACGATAGACAGTACCACCATATCTTACTATGTCATTTATATGATATCTAATACTTACGGTCCAATCGCCGTACCATTTAATACCATAGGCAACTATTTCCCATTTGCCTGCGCCGAGATCTATTTCTAATCCAGCTGACAGAGTTGATGCAGAAGTATGTGAAATTAAACATCTGAAAACTATACCAGAATATTTTACAATGTCATTGGTTGCATAATATGTGCTGATGGTCCAATCTTCTCTCCAGTTTTCAGCTTGGATATAGATGTCCCAGTTAGCTAGGTCAGTGGCAAATCCTTCAACTGTAATCGCAGAGGTGTGTTCATCTGTACAGATATAAATGATACCATTATATTTTACTATGCTGCCGATAGCATAAAATGTATCAACAGTCCAATCACCAAGCCACACTTGGCCTTCCATCATTAGTTCCCATCTAGGTTCTGGTGCTGGAGGAATGTTTGAATTTAAAAAATTTAAATCTGTGTAAAAATCTGCATCGGCTGTATGTCTGACCAAACAAAAATAGACTTTACCTTGATAACTAATAACATCATCAGGTATATATTCAGTAGTGGCGGTCCAATCACCTTTCCATCTATATCTAATTCGATCTATCTTAAAATCTGCCATGTTCTATCCTAACCCTAAGGTGATGTTAACTGTTCGTATGTATATCCGTTATTAATTCTTGCCACTAATTGACCATCATCGTCGATATAATAAAACATAGGACGATCATCCCATCGATATTGTTCGTATCGCAAATTATCAAATACTTTGTCATGATATACATCACGACCTTCAAAGAAATCTACACCTACTTCAAATTCGTTGTAGTTTTCTGACGGATCACCTGGTTCATTAAGAGACACCGCTCCGCTATCTTTGATCTGATCACTACGCTCTAAATATATTGCGCCGTCAGCACCCCTACGTAGACCATAGAAGTATCGAGGGGTATCTCCTAATGTTTGTTCTGGGGTCTTACCAAAGTAGTAATTACTCATTGTTCACTCCTTATGATATCTCTACATAGCTGATAATAGTATCGATGCTATTTGGAGTATCGCTTACAATTCTTAAACCACATTCTTCAGGAATAATAATTTTCTCACCATTAGTTACTAATTTTAAACTGGTGTTTGGTGGTACTGGAATATCTTTGACATAATGTGCTGTGGTACTGGCTGCATCGTAAATGAAAACACTGATATTCACGGTATCATAATCTGTGATGTTAGCAATATTACAGCCAATAACAGTGGCTCTAAATCCTGTATCAATTTGTAGAACATCAACTGGTGTTGTTCCTATTCCTGTATTAATTGCACTTTTAAACTGGGTTGCCATGTCTTATCCTAAAGTTAATGCCATTTCAACTGCTATCTGATTAGCCTGTATCGCAGAAACAGCACCAGATGAACCTGCTGGGCTTGCCCAACTCACCCCGTCCCAGAGTTCTAATGCTTTAGACACAGTATTATATCTTGTCATACCTATTACAGCATAGGCTGTAGGACGATCTCCGTCATTTCCTCTTGGTGGTACAAAACCATTAGTACCTACTATTTTAAAATATCCTGTACCGCTTTGTAAAATCTGGGTGATAGCATTTGTAGCGATATTAGTGATTGCGTTTCCAGATATTTCAAAGTTACCTAAATTTACAGTGCCTACACCATTACCACTTAAGACTAAATCCATACCTGTAGTGGTTGTTATTTCGTTATCGCGGAACATTAGGTTCCCAACGTCTAAAGTTGGTAAACTCAATGCATCAGAAAATAAACTATCAGCATAAATGTTTCTCCATCTGTACGTTGGAGATCCTAAATCGTAAGTTCTATCAGTTTGTGGTACTAGATCACTTTGTATACTAGCGTTAATAACTACGTTGTCTGTTAGAGCATCACCAATTACAATATCACCACCAATAGTAACATTTCCAACAGCATTAATATTACCACTAACATTTAAATCACCAGTAATGCCAGTACTGGATTGTATATCTACAATTCCTGTGCCATTAGGGCGCAATTCAATATCGCTATTTGATACCGTCGTAGAGATAGTATTTCCGGTAATACGGAAATCGTCAATTTCTAATTTGCTATGATATATGGTAGGATTAGTACCTGATGGTATAAAGGAAATAGTATCTAGATCACTGCTGATAGTATTACCAGAAATATGTAGTGTTCCTACATCAAGCTGATTAAGCAATATTAGATTTGTGGTTCTGGTAGTTCCGTTAACATGTAGGTCGTGTGTTGGTGTAGACGTATTAACGCCGATACGTGCATCCGTAACATTTAGATATAAGAGGTCAGTCTCAAAGGCTAAATCCACACCATCTCTGATGAGGTTAGACTTTAAGAGCGGACCAGAAATTCGACCAATAGCCATGCGCTCTCCTTAACCACCGACTTACACGGATATGAGCACCTTACATAGCGGCCCTACGCTGTTGAGTATCGTAAAACCTGGTCGGGTTTTACAGTAATAGTATTTATCTTATTGAAAAATTTAGCCCAAAGTGAGGGCCCAGATGTCAGCAAATTCATTCATAAGAGCTGTGGTAACAGTGGCGCCACCGCCTGTAGAAACGTTCCAAATAGTACCATCCCAACACTCTAGATAGTCCTGATCCGTATTCCACCTAGTTGTACCTATTTCTGGACTTGCTGGGCGATTTGCATCATTTCCTACAGGAACAACAAACCCGTTATTACCCATAAATCTAACATATCCTATACCTGTGCTGGTAATAGTTAGGGGAGTGTTTAACATATTTGTTATATCACTGCCTTGGAATTTGAGATTTTCTAGATATGTTATACCTGTATCTGGCAATAATCGTAGATCATCATTAGATTGTATGGTTCTGATTGTGTTAGTGGCACCGTTGAGCAGCATTTGATCACTGACTGTGATGCCTGTAGTAAAGTTTAATGTTCCAACAGTGGCTAATTCTGAAGCATATAAGAAGTCCCAGCGTCTAGCACTTGAATCTTCAGCAGGTCCTGCAACTCCAGAATCTAACGGCCAACCTAAATCATATGTCGAGTTTTGCCCAGGAATAATACTTTGCGTAAAGTCTGGGGCAAAAGTTATGGTATCTTCAAACGGCCGATCACCTAAATATACAGTTCCGGCAGATTGTAAATTTCCACCTACTGTAATATTACCAGAAACATCTAAATTACCAGTAATAACTGTATTAGCTTGTAATTCTACAGTGCCGCCGCCATTAGGATCAAACACTAAATTTTGATTACCAAATGTGGCTATAAAATTATCATCAAATTCTATACCTGCGGTTGTTACTCGTTGATAATAGATCGTGGGATCTATTCCGCCCGGACTGATATTAATTGGTGTAGAAGTAGCAGTTGTAAAACTACTGTTTCCATTAATATAAATATCACCTACTAAAAGCTGATTGTCAACTATTAAATTAGTAGTTTTAATAGTACCGGGGCTAGTTGAAGGAACACCGACATCAAGATTATATATAGGATTATCGGAATTAATACCGATTCCTGATGCACCCGGTTGTGGATTTAAGTCTCCGTCTTCGCTAGGAGTGGTTCCGATTGTTGCAGGGGATACTTTTAAATATAGAAGATCGGTATTAAAGGCAAGGTCAATACCGTTTCTTACTAGATTAGCTGAAAGTAATTTTCCACTGATCCTTCCAATGGCTGCAACATAGTTATTTTCAGAACCTAAAGGAGAATTACCTAGGCCTTCGTCTTCATCACTAAATGGACCAGCTGCCATTATTTTCTCCTGGTAAATTATCTTTATCGTTTAAACTATACATAGTTTATTCCTTAATCAGTTGTGCCGCCACGCAAGCACCAAGCACCGTCTGCAAATATAGCCATAGCAATAGTAGCAGGTGCTAGCGATTCGCCATCAAACGGTAACCAGTTATAGTCTACTATGTCTATAGGCAGATAGCTGCCGCCGATATCAGTTACTCTAGCATTGGCTATTTGTACATAGGATACGCCAGTGATTCCGCTAGTTGGAACAAAATACATAATTTGTCCTTCTGTGCCGTCTGCTAGTGTATAACCGCCTTCGGTTAGTTTGTTAATAGATTTAGTTAAGTCTAGTGGTGTAGGAACAACAACGTTGATCAATGTGTCTACGGTAACTGTTACATCGTCAGCAGGACTAGTTCCGCCAATAACAGTTCCTATCAGTGTTCCATTGTCTCCAACTTGGAATCCGCTATTGCTAGATGTTACTACAGCACTAATATCCCCATTGCCTGCTACAGTATAGGTAGCACTAAAACCCAAACCTATTCCTAAAAATATACCTGCATAAGTACCAGGAGTAAGATTAGTATTATTAGTTGGGCTTAGAACAACTGTAGCAACATTGCCGGAGCCAGGTACGCCAATACTTCCAGTCTTAGCTACTGTAGTTAAAAGGGTGCCAGGGTAAGCAGTGGATTGAGAAGTTCCGTCTGGAAAAGTCAATTCGCCGTCTTCTCCAAATCGCCAAACTCGCTGTGTCGAGTCTGTAAGATTAACTCGGATACTTACATCATTTTCACTTTCAATATTTCTAGCTATATCAACTACACCAGTCCAGGCTGTGGTCTGTATAGTAGCATCTGGAAATATCAAACTACCGTCATTTTCAAACTGCCAATCGTATGTTGTAGAAGTATCAGAGTCATATGCACGAATCTTAATTTCACCACTATGGTTAACATCGATGTGATAATTATCGTCACCTAAAATTAAGTCGCCTGTGGTGATAATTCCTTTGCCTGCAGCAATGTGTATGTGCGGAGCGTCGGCGCCGATAGTTGGATAAATGTCTAGGTACTGTCCAAGTTCTTCAAAACTAGAAGTACTATTTGGTATTAGCGACATACGGCCAAAAGTAAAATCTATTTCACTGGCGCCGTTACCTGTAATAGAATTTCCATTAAAAGTTATCGTTCCAGTATTAACAGTGGGTTCAGTTGTAACATAGGAATCAATATCATTCAAGTAGTCTGGTTCACCCGGTAATCCTGATAGTGCCTCAACCTGTGTCCAAGTTGCTCCGCCATCTGTTGAACTAAAGATTTCTTCATCGTCATTGCCAGCATAGAATATACCGTTGGAATAATGCAGTGCATCAATATACTGTCCGTGGCTCCAAGTAAGAATCGCTGTGCCTGTAAACGGATCTAATCCTGTGGTATCGAATGGCGTAGTTCTGTTAATATCTGTGTAGACTGAGTTATCGCCACCTATATAATATGTGCCATTATATCCAGCAACGCTAGAACCAGTGACTGTAAATCGCTCACCGAGATCCTCCTCACCTGGTCCTGAAATAGTAATTTCTGATGTAGCAGAAGTAGTCCAAGCGGTAATAGTTGCGGTATAAGGTTTAGGAATTGAAACAAAAGGACCATCTGGAATCGCTGGCCAATATAATATTTGCCCGTCACCGGTACCGATCATAACAGTAGACGTGCCGTTATAGTCACCAATTACTGTTTCACCACGACTCACACTATAGCCAATTATTCCTTCGAATATTTGGTCAACGGTAATACCGATTCCCCAACTGTCAGAAAATGATCCCGTAGCAGGGTCAGCATTTGAATTATAGTACCAAGTACCTCCGTCGAAGGCATGCCAGCCAGTAAATAAACCGTTCTCAGCCCAAAGAACTTTGCTAATCCCAGAGGGCATTGGAACATTGGTGGTACCGTCTAGGGTATCTGTGATATTAGCAATATAGAATCCGCCTAGTTCAGCACTGTCTGATATGATAAAAAACCCACCGCTGTTTTGTTCAATGTCAGTAAATGTTGCTGAACTATAACCAACAACACCGGACAAGAAAGTTGGATCGACGTTTACTTCTGTCCAAGTAACTCCATCGCTGCTGTATAATAATGCTGGATCATTATCTCCGTTATTGCCGACTGCCACAAACTTTGAAATACTGCTGAAATATTTTATTTGTTCATAACTTCTTGAGCTGACACTGGTAACTTCAGTTGGCGCTGTATCATAGGTGTCTGCATACCATAAAGAGCTTTCACCAACGCCGGTGGTATCTGCAACATAAACAATTTTGTTAGGACCGACTGCTACATAACTCATGCCATCGAGATCACTTGCATACTCTGTCCAGTTGATGCCATCTGTAGAGCCAGCAATTGCACCTGCGACGTTTATAGCAACATATCGTGCAGTTACATTATTCAGTAAAGAATTACCATCGCTATCTAAAATATCTCCACCTACAGGCAATGTTAAATTAGTAACGCTTAGTGTTGGAATAGTGACAGAGCCGCCAATGTTACTGATAGTGACGCCACCTAAATCGATTGTTGACCCAGATAGATAAATGTCTTTAAATCTCTGTGCGGGGCTTCCTAGATTACCACCTAGATTAGTAGTTGGAACGATATCTCCCCCAACTTCTAGATCGCTAGTGATGTTAACTGCTTGATCGATTACAATACCACTTGAGTCATTGGTTGTAATTGTTGACCCACTAAATTCTATTGCTCCGGTATCAGCAGCGATTGTTATAGTATCAGTACCAGCATTAGTGGTAATATCTATACCTGTGCCGGCAGCTAATGTGAGAGTGTCTGTAGAACTGTCTGCAACAACATCCGATTGCCCAGTTACCGCAATGGTTTTGAAAGAGTCTGATGCTGCACCTGTGATAAAAGATTGTGCTACAGAACTAGGCAGTGTACAAAATACATTTTTACCACCACCTGTAAAATTAACTTTTAAATTATTGTTTGAAGAACCAATAATGGTATCGCGTGACAGAGTTTCAACAGGACCAACTTTAGTATAAGTACCGCGACCTACTTCCCATTCATTAGCATTGCTGGTGATACTGTAATATGTTTCATTACCGTTACCAATTACCTCAAAGGTCTGAAAACCAGGCACAGCTGGTCCTAGTGTAAGAGTTCCTAATCCGTTAGTGAATGATCTGACCTTGACGCGGTCGGCGATAACTACTGCCATTACGTATCTCCAAATTGATACGTATATTTATCGCTATTTTGATTAGTTTGAGAAGCCGTAGTAAATTACTATCGATTGTCCAAGCGGTACTGGGCTAGTGAATTTGATATACCACCCATCTGCATACGGTGCGCTAGGACCAGCTAAACTACCACCGACGCTTTCGTAAACATTAAAGTTTGTTCCGCTTACTTGCCAGACGTTTTGTATCAAAACTACGATATTGTTTGTTGCAGGATCATCTGCTTGATAGGATGTTCCCGTAGGAACTGATAATAAAGGAAATACTGTTTCAACACCATCACCTGGACCTAATGGTTGTTTGGTGATTGCTGTAGCACCTGGTCCTCGGACAACTTCCCAAATGCCTTTGATCAAACATTCTAAGCTATTGGTATCGATGTTATATCTTATAGTACCGTCAGCATATTCGTCACCGGTTTGCGTTACTGCAATACCAGGCCAGCGTCCTTTTGTAGGATTAGGACGTTGATTTTGTGGAGTGTTCTCGGCAAACGCTTCATCGCCTGTTCCTTGTGGCAATCGTAACCCGCCTGTTAGATTCATGACCGCTAGTCCAAACTGATCAGTAAAAAGCCTTTGGTCTCTAGGATTAAATCTATTAGTATTTTGTTGTTTTAAAAATTTCATATTATACCGGTAATGAGCTAACAGTTACACTGATTAGATTTCTTGTTGCTGTACCTGTAGTACCGCCTCCCGCCCCAGTTGCTGTAAAGTGTACACCTACTGTGTTTGATGCAGCACCAATTGCGGTAAAATCTGTATCGCCTACGTTTAAGATAGTGTAGTTCGCACCAAGAACAAAAGCATTAGTAGTTTCAGTTCCGCCAGTAGTAGCACCTATTTGAATTTCGTCGCCACCTGCTAGAATAATACGTTCATCACTGAAAAATACAGTTTCTCCTGCTGGGATCGTTAGTTCGTTTACTATTAGATGTTTTTGTGAAAGAGTATCTAATTTTCTTTTTAAGTATATACTAACGTTCACAGATCTAACAGTTACATCTGTTAGGTCTGGAGTACCTACATTACAAAGCACCATAGATGTCACTGCTGATTGTTGTTCAGTGCCACCCGATGCTCCAGTGTCTGTACTTTTAAACACTACCCACGGACTGGTTAACGATGATGAATTTACTGCTGAACTTGTAATCATATGTTTTTCTCTTTAAAATATCATGCTAAAAAGCACGGCTTTGTTTTTACTTATTAATTCACCTTGCTGATAGTAGGTATTTGCACTATCATTTACAAAATATACTCCACTAGTTCCAATGTCAGGATCAGCAGCGTAAACTAAAGATGCTGATGATACATAGGTTGGAGGAGTTGGTCTTTGAGTTAATTGTAAGGCATAATTAGTTTCCAATTTACCTGTACCTTGTGTGGTCATTACAATGTTATCATCGACGTTAATCGCTTTTATTTCGTTGTTTTCATATCTTAGATCTTGTATGGTTGCGTATGTTTTATAGAAAACAGAATTGATATCTCCATCAACTACTACGCTAATAAGATCAACCACTGGTTGTGACGCATATGGTCCAACTGATGGAGGGAAATTTGTTAATAGATCTAATGGATCTGCTGTATCAAATGCAACTACACGAGTGTTACCTCTTAAAATTTGATATGTTGGATTATTTTGTACAGCTTCGTCAACATATTTTTTATTTGGTATTGCATCGTCTCCAAATGCTTGAACCTGTAATTCGTAATTTGTTGTACCAAGTACGGATAATACTCCAGCACCTGTACTGATCAGATTTAAGTTGCCATTGGGATTAGATACTGTAGGCTCTGTTAATATCTGATTTACTATTAATCGACTTTCTTCGAAATCGTATGATCCTTCAGTACCGCCTGCTATCATCCAAGCATCTGAATTTTCATTATATAAGAAGAAACTGTCGCCGGACGGTGCTATTCCTCTATCTACGCGAACACCTGCGTATGTTAGAGTTACTCCGGCTCCAGTTTCGCCGTTGTTTACTGTGATGATATTGTCAACAACATCTAAGTTTTCAGCAGAGATAGTTAATGTGTCGCCTTCGACTATAAGATTACCGGTGACACGTAGTTCACCAACACCCGGTCCGGTATCTACAGTTACCCTGTTGCCGGTCGATGTTTTAATATTATAGTCACCGTTGACTCTTAGAAACTCACCCATGCTTAATTCCTAAATTACATTACTGTTGAAAATGGTGTTAAAACAATATAATCTGCTGATGAATCGTTTTCTAAGTACCAAGTGTATTTTGTTTGGTCATGGTTAGTTGTAGCATTTGAATCTTCACCACGATAAAATCCAGAACTTAATACGGGAACTGATGGAAAACCATAAGCAATACGTTTTGTTAATTTAGCGATAGCTACTAGTCCTGTATCTAAATTACCAGTTGTAGAACCTTGGATTCTCATTTCGCCTGCTGCGTTTGGTGTTGTATCTACTAATTTGCAAACAAACATAGTACCTGGTGATCCAACACGAGCAACTTTAAATGTGTTTGCACCACGTTGTTTGATAATGATACCGTCTGTTCGATTTACTGAACCATCATAAAATTCACATGTGATTCCTGATGCGCTTACTGGCGTGTTAAGTACTTCGTTACCTAACACATCTTTCTTTAATGGACGTCCCATTTTGTTTCTCCTTAAATTGACGTTCTAGGTCTACGGGGATGGTTACCCCATAAGTCTTGCCCTATGCAAGTTCTTTCATAGACATTATATTTATCTTTTGCTGAGTAATGCCATAAGCTCTATTTTTTCTACCATTAGCAACACTCTATTGATTTCATCTATAGCTTCTTGAGCACGTTCTAGATAAACTTTTTTATGTGTTTGTCTATAGCCTATTAATGCCTCACTGTACTTTTTAATAAATTTTTCTACAATATCTTCTATTTTAATAACGTCGTGTTTAAACATTGGAAAACGTTTTTTCCATTTACCAATCATTTGACGTATTTCAGGAAAGTCTTTTTCTGATGTAATTTGCATATAGATATTTAAGCCAAACAAAAAGGCTCCGAAGAGCCTTTTTGAATTTGCGTTACTTGAACTACTAATTAAGCAAATTTTAAGTTAGCTGTTGTAACAGCAACTTTGCCTAAGTAGTCAGCAGCATTACCAAGTGATGATGCAGTATTTGTTAACTCAACATAACCATAACGTGTCATGAAGCTAACTACTGGTTCAAATGTGCTTGGATCTAACACAACACCGCTTGACATCAATGGGATGTATGGGCAGTAGAATGCTGCTGCGTCAGATTCTGAAGAACCTTTGTAACCAACTAATACGTCATCGCTTGTAGCGTAACCGTTAACATAAACACGCATTGCTGAATTCAATGTACCAACGAATTTTGTATTTGTTGGAGCTTCGAATGTACCTTCTGTAGTACGTGCAAATGCTGATGTTGTTGCTGATTGAAGGATTGTTAATGTCGTTGGAGACACAACAGCCCAGTTACCAGCGCCACGACGTGTACGTTGTGCAATCAAGTTTGCTGTACGGTTGATTTGAACAGCTAAAGCAGCGTGTTCGTCACCAACGAATGTAGCAGTACCTGATACAGTGTTTTGGTCGTATGTTAAAACAGTACCAGCTAAGTTAGATAAAGAAGCAAGAACTTCTTGATCGATTTCAGCTGTAATTTCTTGTGCTAGTGCAGCCATGATTTCTGCTTCGATGTCAATGCCTTGTTGGGCTTGTGCATCTTGAGCAGCTTCAAACGTCCAGCGAGCTGACAATTTACGTGTCTTAGCTTCAACTGTTTGTTTCAAGATTTGGATGCTTAATCTGTTACCAGCTACACCTTCTAAAGCTGCTGTTGAAGCTGCTTTGTCGTTAGCTGCACCAGAATAGCCTTCTGCGATCTTGAATGGGCTTAATGCTTCATCGCCAGCTGTTGTATCTGTACCACTTGTGCTGTCGAATGCGTCTGCATAGCGAACACGTAGAGTATGGATTTGACCAACTGGACCAGTCATTGGTTGTACACCTACTAATTCGTTAGCAATAACGGTAGGCATTACACGTCTGATCACTGGAAGGATCACACGATTTAGTGTTGCAACGTTGCCAGCAGATGTAGCGCCAGCAGTAGCAGACTCAGCCAAATACTTGCGGGTATTTTCGAGAGTCGTTGCCATTACTGTACGCTTGTTACCTTGAAGACCCTCTAAAAGAGCGTCTTTGGTCTCTGTCCAGCGTGACTCGAGTAATTGTGACATTATAGTTTCTCCTTAAACTTTTAGTCCCGCAAGCCTGCGGATATCAATTATTTCAGCACCTTTTTCTTCAGCGCCGATTGGGTTTGCCTGCTTATCGCCTGTAATTTCTTTAGCCTCTGTTAATGCTTTTTTAGACGGAGTGCCACCATTCATTACTGCTGGTAGGTACTTGTCAAAAGCATTATGTAATTTATCAGTTTGAACTGATTCTAGTAATTCGCTCATTACAGAACGCTTGTCACCAGTTAAAGGACCTAATAGTTCAGACATAACATCTTTACGTTGAGTGCTTTCTTTGATGATCGCGATTTCTTTTTCTTTGCTTGCTACTAGGTTTTGTGTTTCTGCAACAATTTTTGCTGCTTCTTCAAGTTCTTGAGTGTTTCGATCAATAACTTTTAGAAGTTTAGCTGTCTCTGATTTCTCATTGAGATGGCTTGCAGCATACTCACTTGCAAATGATTCAAAAATTCTGCGACCAAAATCATTTCTGCGAGCAGCATCGATGTCTTCTTTCAACTGAGTCATTTCAGATTTAATACCTTTCGATACTGTTTCTTCGATGATCTTAACTGATTTAGCAATAAAATCTTTCTTGACTGATTCGAATTTAGCCTTGCTATCACGAACTAATTTTACTTTAGTTTCAGCAAGGTCTTTCTTGTCAGCGTGGAATTCTGCGATTTCTTTCGCTAGTGCATCCACAATGAATGATTCATATTTTGCAACATTTCCTGCTACTGCTTTACGATCTTCGTGTAGTTCTGCAAGCTCTTTCTTAAGATTATTAAGAATGAAAGATTCTAAAACTTTAGCATCTTCTTGCATTTTTGCTGCGTATTTTGCACGTGCTTCGATAAGTCCTTGACGATCTTCTGCCAATTCGCTTAGTTCTGCTTGTAGGCGATCTGATAACATAGCTTCAACAGCTTCTACCATAGCACCTTTGTCGTGTTCATATTTTTGAGCAAATTCTTCACGTAGTTCAGCTGTAACTTGATCACGGTTTTCTTGAATTCTGCTATTCCAAGCAGTTTCAATTTCCGATTTGATTTCCTCGGAAATCACATTGTTTTCAAACAACTGTTTTACAATATCTAACATGTGATTCTCCTCGTTTTATTTGAGTCCCTTGATGATTTTCACCAAGCTCTCTCTTAGATACTTCTGTGCCTGTGGGTCGCCTTGAATTTCTTGAGCAATCTTAAATGCCTTATATCCACCTTGATTATTCATCAAGTGTTCATAAACTGGGGTAGGATAAGCTCCTGGAGCTGATGGTTGAGCAACAACATCAACAGTAATAATTTCAAAACCTTGAACATTGCCACTTGAATCAACTTCACCTGATCCACGTGAGCTAACACCTAATTTAACTCCCGACGTGAGCATAGTTTCAATCAACTTGCCCATTGGTGTCGGGAGTATTTTAAGTTTTCCGTAACCGTTAGGTCCATCCATCCACATTTTCGTGATCATATGGCTAACGCGGTCAAGATTAATACGTAAATCTGCAGGATGATCAACTTCACCTAGCACGGAGTAACCGCCAGCGATCTGTTCATTGAGCGTTTTGACAGCCTTGCCAATTTCTTGAGAAGAATAAACACGTTGGTTCTGATTACGGATGTCACCTTGTATACAGATACCGTTTAAATGTAACGTTTTACCACCGTTACCATCTTCTTCGCTCTCTAAGACAATCTTAGCCTGATCGTAACTCAAATGTTCTGCTAGTGTTAGTCTGTTGTTCACCTAGTTATTTCCTCTTAACGTTTGTTACGGAAAAGACTGTTGGTGTTATCTGCTTGTTCAGCAGCACCTTTTTTCTCTGCACCATGACCGCTAGTTTCTTTTTTCAAAGAATCAGCAGCTTTGCCGCCAGGAACATTAACGTTTCCTGCATTGTCTTCTTTAGCTTTGTTACCTGCTAAACCACCTGCTGTGCCTTTTGAAGAATTATCTTCTTGTGCTTTAGCGATGTTAGCTGTAGTACCGCCCATGTCGTTTTTGCCAGCAACTGTTGAAGTTGTGTTGTCGGCTTTTTCAGCAGCGCCTTTCTTTTCTGCACCGTGACCAGCTGGAACTTTTTCAACGTATTCACGTACTGTTTCTAGTTCTGGTTCAAAAGCTTCTTTTTCTTCTTCGCCTGTGTCGCCGTCAGCAGCATGTTCTTTTTCTTCCATGCCTTTTAATTCGTCGAATTTAGCTTGTAATTCGTCAACGATAGACTCTAAATCTTGAAAAAGTTCTTCTTCGTCTTTTTCTGTTTCTTCGCCTGCTTCGTCAGCATCTAATTCTGCTTCTAATTCGTCAGTTGGATCCCCGCCCATCTCGTCATCTGCTTCGATTGCGATGTCTTCAAATCCTTCTTCAACTTCTGCGTCTTCGTCAGATTCTGATGCTTCATCTACTTTTTCGTCTTCTGCGTCTTCATCTTTAGCAGCTTCGTCAACTTCTTTGTCTTCTTCATCTTCTTCTTTTGATTCTTCTGAAATTTCTGATTCGATTAAATCTTCATAAATTTCACGTGATTTTGATACTACGTATTCGTGGAAAAGCTCTTCTGCTTTTGTTTGATCGTCATTTACTAAATGCTCTAGCATTTGTTCGATAATTTTCTTATCTGCCATGTTATTCTCCTAAAATTTATATTGATGACTCGGCTGTCGAGTTATTTAACACGCACTTAAAAAAATGGCATTAAATGGTACTTTTTTGATCAATTTGATCTTTATATATAGTGCCTGGAAATTTTTGTTCAAAAGTTGTAAAATGTATATGGCTAAGGTTAGGTAGTGTGGGGCCTAATTTGTCTGGAATATATGCGTTTGGTTCGATTACTCTAAAAAACTTTGTGTGTTTAAACTCTTTGATCACTTTTTCTGTCTGGTTTAGCCAATTACCGTGAAAAGTAGCAGCATCTGTTGACTTTTTGTAGTTAAATGTATCGGCATAAACATTATTAAACTTGCCATTATTACCTTGATAATCAAACCCAAATATATAGATTTCTTTGTGTCCTTGGCTGGCTGCAAACCATAGTGCTGTAGGTCCTGAGCTCCATCCTTTATGCGGATTAAAAAAGTTTATATTGGCTTTTGATGATATACCTTTATTAGGATTGGTCCATACTTGATGTGTTTTGTGATATCCGGCTGCTATTATTTCATTGACCATTTTAACGTCAACAGCTACGAGATAGTGTGGATCTATTTCTCGATATAGGGCATTACACCCATATAAAGTTCCTAAGGTCTTTAAAGATGCTGGATTAACAGACGTTCTACTACGTCCATTTCCAAGTACAAATGCGTTATTATCAGGCTGCTGTTTCTTCACTTACTGGGGTCGCATACATTTGTTGGATGAATCCCAGCTCAGATTGATGTTCAGCGTTGTGGGCTTCTGCTTGAAGTCTTAGCTGATTGATTTGGCGTAGTGTTAGCCTTACTTTACGAGTATCACCTTTTTCAAGAACAGAGCTATCTTTAGCATTGTCGTAGCGACGGTCAACAGCAAAATCGTTGTTGGTGTCATTAAAATAGATGAATTCACGTAGAAGCATGTTTATATTTATATTATTGAGCTGGGGTTTCTGTTGCTGCTGCTTCACCTTCTGCGCCTGTTTCTGCTGCTGCGGCCATATCTTCAGGTGCTTCGGCGTCTTGTGCGCCCATGTCTGCTGCCATGCCACCAGGAGTAATTCCTGCTGATCTTAATTCTGCGGCTGCGTCTGTTGGTGCTTGGAGTTTTGCTCCGTTTTCTTCTTTCCACTGACGTTCGTTTTCTGTGATCTCTTCTTGAGTTAAACCTAAGAATCGTTTCATAGCAAAACGTTTACTCATATATGGAACTTCTTGTAATTGTGCAAAAGTTGCTACACGGGCTGTATCAAGTTCTGATTGACGATAAGCAGCAAAGTTTTGTGGTTGATTAAATTTAAGTTCGAACAAACTTGAATCAATATTAATTCCCTGTGTCTGTAACCAAAGTTTAAATTCTAAATCAAAAGTTTCAACAATCATCGATTGTAGGCGTTTACAATATTCATTGAATCTCAATTCTTGAATATATGCTGTACCAACTTTACCATCAGCAATGGTGTTGCTGGCTTCTTCGATACCTGTTGGCAAGTATGCCGCCGGTATTCTTAAAGCACGGAATAATTTATTTGTAAAGAATCTTAAGTCGGTGATCTCACCTAGATTAGTACCGCCTGGTAATGTTTCAACTTTTGATCCACGACCTTCTGCTGTTTGTGGGAAGAAATAATCTTCATTGGTTGAAAGAGGATTATATGATGAATCAACAATATTGGAACCGCCACCGCTTGCACTCGGAATACGACGTTGTTGGATTTCGTTTTTAACTCTTTCCACGAATGCCATGGCCATGTGTGCAGGCATGTTACCCACGTCTACATAGAATATACGTCTTTCTGGAGCACGTTGTATGCGATAGATAATAATAGCATCTTCTAATAATTCTTTTTGTTTGTATACTTTGAAAACACTTTCAAGTATCGAATTACCAAATGGATAATTATTGTCTAGGCCTTCTGATAATGAAATATGTACAACATTTTTAGCATCAACTGTGATTTCATTTGATTGATTACCAAAACGTGTGCCAGGTGGTTGCGCTGCTGCACCTACCATGCCGCGACCAAATCCTCCGCCTGATGTATATGAACTTACACCACTAGGTGCTGTGTTAGTTGTACCATGAGGAGTTACTGCTACTAAGTCTTTGAAATTAAAATTAATATCACGGATAACATATTGTTCAGGAATTTTACCTTCACTTTCGTTTACAATGATTTTGCTTACTTTAGCTGCATCAACAAATAACCATTTTTTAGTTTCTGGATCTCTTAGGAAAAAACAATCACCATACTTAAATGTGTTACGAACAATTTTAAAAATACGTGTTTCAAATTGTTGTTGTTTGGTCCATTTTTGCAATGCATCTTTGATTAGCTTAACTTCAGTTCCTGTTGGTTGACCACGGAAGAATGTATGGAACGGTGTTGCATTTTCTTTGTCTTTTTGTGTGCAGAATTCTGCAAGGATGTCCAGTGCAGCATTAACTTCACTGTCCATGTCCATAGTGTCATATTGCATATAACGTTCAACACGATTTGGAGTACCAGCATATACATCTGGTAAGAAACTTGAATAATTTGCTCTTGCTGGACCAGCACGTCCTCTAGAACTACCAACCGGGCTTAGAGAGCCTCCTTGATTGTTAATATTAACGGGTGTAAAATGCTTTTTCCAACTCATAAGTAATCCTATATTTTGAATTAGATAGCTTTGAGTAGATCGTTACTCATTGCCTGTACTGCTGATAATTGGCGGTTTTCTAATTCAAGCTGTCCTTTATTAACAGCTATTAGTTGTTCTAGTTTAGTATTTAAGCTGGATAATAGACTTTCAGCTGATTCTTGAGCAGGAGCTGTTTTAGATCCTTTTATATCATCTTCTACTTTTTTGGCATCTTCTTCTTTTTTGGTTGCGGCTGTTTTGGCTTCATCTGCGGCTTTTTGGGCCTCTACTGCTTTAGCAAGTACTGCTTTGGTTCCATCTGTTGATGCTGGTAATATTCCACTTTTTTGTGATCTGAGTTCAGCGGCCAATAGTGCAGTTGGATCAGATGTACCGTAATCTAATTGTGCTTTTTCTTCTTTGGCTGCTATTTCTTTTTTGTTAGCATCATCAAGTTTTCCAGCGTGCCCTTGTTTAAGTCCTAATAGTCTTTGGTCAATACTGGCCGCAGCTTGATCTCGTTTTTGTTGTTTTGTATCAGCATTTCTTTCGTGGGCTAATTTTGCACGTTCTGCATCTCGGGCTGTTTCAGCAGTATCTAATTGTTTACGTCTAGCATCCCTAGCATCGTCTCTGGCTTTCTTTTCGTCATCAGATAATCCACCAAATCTCTGAGGTAGCATAGTTCTAAGTTTATCAAATAATTCCATGATATTCATACCAAATCTTTCGAGATTGTCTTTGACTGCATCAAAGACTTTGCCAAAATCCCATCCTGCGTCATACAATGCTTTGAATATCGCTACCAATCCAAGAACAGGAATAGCTATTGCAAGAAAGGGAGCAGCGGCTGCTAATACTGATCCGGCTAAGGCTAAAAGTCCACCATTAGCTATAAACATCAATCCGTTTTGGATCATCAATAGACCATTCTTAGCCATTTCTAGTCCTTGTGTGATCATCATCTTGCCATGTAATATTAATAACGTAGTACCTAAAGCCGCCATGATTGGAACAAGATTATCCCAAATATATCCAGCAACACTCATAAAAGGTTTCAGCACATAGTCAACAACTGTACCACTGATTAATTGTAAAGCAGGCCACACATATTCTGAAATTACGCTGCCCAATGATTGGAATATTGGAAGTATATCAGCAATTAAAAACCCAGCTATGGTTAGAAATGCTGGATATAAAAATTCAAATGCGGCTCGAATCCCAGTGGTTAACATATTAAACACTGGTACTAAAAAGTTCTGAACGATGTTAGCCAGTATGGTAAACGCTGACATCATAGTATTCAATATACCGCTGTTGGCTAATGCCATTTGGAAACTGTTACTGAATTCTGCTAATTTTGCTTTGGCTTCTTCTGTGGCTTTTACCTGTCCGTCTGTTGCTTTGGCTGCGTTATTTTGGTTTTCTGTACCTTTTTTCATAGCGTCAGCTTGTAATTTATTAGCATCAATATTGGCCCTTGCCACATCATCAAATTCACCGCTTGTTTGTGCCATCACTTGTCCAAAATTTTCTTGAACACGTTTACTCGACTTGATCATCACACCTACAGCCTGATCGCTATCTGCGGCGGTAGCTGCTTGATTGGCTTGGGCTAGATTTCTCAATCTCTGTAGTTCTGCTAAGGCTTCTTGTCCGTATAGTGCTCCAATTTTTCGTGTAGCCTCTGAAGTTAAATTTCCTGAAGTAATATAATCTTTTGCAAAATTTCCCAGTGTGGGTCCCATTCTTGTAATTAATGAGTTAAAACTAAGTTGTACGGCTTCACTCTTGGTACTCATATATGATGAAAATTGTGCATCTGTCGCCATTTGTTTCATCTTTGCTTCAATAGATGCTCTTTCTTCTCCAGTGGCTTTAGCCAATAGATCAATTTCTTTCATGTAGGTTCGACTAGCTGAGGCCAACTGCTCGTTGTTCATTGTGCCTTGACGGCCTTGAATCCTTAACAATGCTCCGTAGTTGGCCAATCCTTGATTAATTTCTTCTGTACCATATCCCAGAGCGTATAGATCACTGCCTGTTGCACGCAGAGCTTTTGATACTTGACCAAATCGTTTAGCACCTTCTTCAGTGGTAGTACCAAATCCTAATAGTCCATCACCGTTTTTAGCAATCATCTGACCAAACTTGTCCATGGTCATACCTGCTTGACCTGCTGCTCTGGCAAAGTTGTTTACACTGCCACCAAAGGTAGCACCGGATGTTGCGGCTGCTTTAAATGCTCCTGTGGTCTTTTCTACCGATTGGGCAACGGCACTGAATACTGTGCCTAAGATAGGTACTTTGTCAAATATGCTAGCAGCACTTTCTAAACTATCACCAACATTGGCAAACTGTTTAATAGTATTGGTAAGACCGTCGGTAAGTTTGATAAATCCTTTAGTTAGAGACTTTGCTTGTTTTTCTAAACCAGTTAAAGATTTACCAGATTCTTTGATATTTTTAGGATCAAGAGCTGCTCCACCGCCTAGGCCACCTCCGCCACTTTTCATAGCTTTTAAGATAGCCTGTAGAGTTGCTTCAGTAGCAGCATTTTTTGCTTCTACGGTACCAACTCCTGGGATGTCTATGAATACTGATGCCATTTATTTTTTTCCTGGTAAAATGCGCATATAAATACTTTTATATAATTGTATTTATCGGAGTAAAAATGAGTGATAATTTAGAGGTGCAACAACCGGAATTGGTACAAAATCCGCAGCCCGCGGCTGCTAAAAATCCTTTATCAAATTGGTATAGACAGCCTAAGATCTATGTGTCATTACCTAGTAAAGGAAGATTTTATCCAGCAGGGTCTTTAGACGTTAGCGCCAACGGCGAATATGCTGTATATGCTATGACCGCTAAAGACGAACTCATGTTTAAAACTCCAGATGCATTATTGAGTGGACAGTCAACTGTAGAAATTATCAAAAGTTGTATTCCGGCGATTAAAGATCCTTGGATCATGCCTAGCATAGACCTTGACTTTGCTCTAATCGCGATCCGCATAGCCACCTACGGTGAAAGCATGGAAGTGGGCTGCAAATGCCCAAGCTGTGAAGCTGATAACAGTTATGATGTTAATCTGTCACACTGGGTTGGCATGATAGGTCAATTTAATTATGATGACGTGATCAACGCTGATCCACTGACCATTTATATCAGACCTTATACCTATCAAGAAGTTACAAAAACTTCTATCAAGGCTTTGGAACAACAACGAATTTTCAACATCATCAATGATGACACTCTCAGTGACGAGGATAAGGTTGACAAGTTTGGCAAGAGCTTTGTCAAGATGACTGAACTCACTGTAGATATTATCGCTGATACTATCAAAAAAATCGTAACACCAGACGGTGAAACTTCGGACAAAGCTCAGATCAAAGAATTTATCAACAACTGTTCAAAAGATCTGTTTGATACTATTTCAAACCGTGTGACTTCTATCAAAGAACAGATTGAACTCAAAGCACAGAATGTCAAGTGCAACGAATGTGATCATGAATTTTCATTACCGGTCACAATGGATCAATCAAATTTTTTCGCCAAAGGGTAGCTAGTCTAGCCTTGTCTGAAATTTTAGAGTATTCTAAACAGCTAGACAAGGAAGCAAAAGAAATCAAAAAAGAAGTTCTCAAGATGTGTTGGTATATGAGAGGACTCAGCTACTCGGAAGGAATGAATCTAAGTTTTGATGAGCGCCAGATAGTTGGCGAGATTATCAAAGAAAATCTCGAAACAACTAAAAAATCAGGCCTACCGTTCTTTTAGAATGCAGGCTTGAGTTCTTTGGTCAGTTTGACCTTTACTTTTCCAATAACTTCATCACCAGCTTTCTTGATTTCAGCAGCTAATGTGTTGATATCAATCTTGCCAGTGGGTGCAGTATCAGCTGTTGGTTCGTCTGATGCAGGTTCAGTGGCTGTTGATGTTGTAGCAACTTTTTGATCTGCTGTGGCATCTTGTGCTGGAGCGGTGTCAGTAGCATCATCATAAGCAGCCGACTGCGCTGGTGTTGCTAACTTCATAGAGTCATAAGCACTTTTGATCACTGCAGGATCAACTCCTTGATCTTTTAAGAGTTTGTAAACAGCATCACTGTCTGTGGGGCTACCTGCTTTGGTCCAGGCTGCACGCAGTTTGTCTGCGGTGGTCTTGTTGGCAAGATTTTTACCAACCTGTTTGAGTTTGTCACCTACTACACCTGCAGCACCCTTAGCACCACCTTTGACTGCTGCACCTAGTTTGTTTAGGAATGCCGGAGCTTCTGTTAATTCTTGTGCCACAATACGATTAAACAATAGATATACCTGTCCTTCGCTTAATGGACGAGCTTGTCTAACGATACTGTCGTTTAGCGTATACATGGCCTGTTTAGCACCAGTAACTTTGTCGTAGACCCATAGGTGCATACCATCATTTTGATAGTCAAATGAATCTGGTGGATATTTAGACGCGATATAGTTGGCTAATTTTGAAGGAACTTCCCCAAACTCACTGTCGGGAACAATTTTAGCAGCAGCACTCTTTGGAACTTCGTCAGCGCCAGCAGATCCGCTTTTATCACCGCGCATGAAATCACCAAGTTTGCTAGCACCGTAGGCCACTGCACCTGTTTTAGCACCACTCCAAATAGCTGAACGTATGTCTTGACCTTGCAATAGTTTGTCGGTCATCTTGAGTAGGCCTAATGCCGCAGCACCACCTACTCCTGCGCCGCTGACACCAGCAGCAGCGATCAGTGCACCGTAGACAAAACTCTGTATGATAGGATGTTTTTTAGCAAAAGCGCGATACTTGTCCACATACCGCATAGCACCCGCATCACCGCCTGTGGCTGTTTTTAATTTTTCAGCAGCAGTTTCGTAGGCCTGTGCAAAATTCTTCATAGGACCGCTGTCATAGACACTGCCTTTGAGCTTGCCCCATGCCTGTTTGGCCGCACTGGCCGCATCGGCACCTTTGCCTATGAACGTGCGATTGCCCTTGTTCTGTTCAATATTGGTGAAAAGATCCGAAATCTGATCAGCAGTGAGTTCTGCTTCGGCTAGCTGTCGTCCAACACTTTCCCAAAGCATAACCTGTTGACGATCAAGGCTGTTAAGTCCTTCGTAGAGATATCTGTTTTCTGTGATTACATGTGTGATCTTCATATTATAGCATCGCGTATAGTTGTTTTTTCTGCTCAGGATTGAGTTTGGCCAATTGTTTTTCTATGCCCTGCGGTATACCATCAGCACTGATTTTTTCATATTCAGCGCCAGTAATACCAGAAGCTACTCCTCGTCCTATGGCTTTGAGCGCACTGCCAACTCCGCCTTGTTTAGGTTGTTGTGTACCGCCAGCACTGTCTGCAGATGTTGATAAGGGTTCAACACCAGATCGTGCAGCATCTTGGGCCGCAGCTAAGAAAGCCGCATCTAATTGATTACCAGCTAGAGCTTCGTATACTCCTGCTGCTAGTTTTTGTGTGGGTAAGGTTTTTTTGGCAGCACGTTGTACACGTAGGCGCTGTGCATTAGGAGTTTGGCTAACTTGTCCAGCGACTTTGCCACCTGTATGTGGTTTAGCAGGCTCTGCCTGCGTTGCGGCAGCAGGATTACTAGTACCTTTTACAGCAGCAGTAGCTTGATCAGCAGGTGTTTGTTTGCCTAATTCTGCTTGAGCACCTTGTACAGCACCTCGAGCTACATCAGCTACACCTTTGCCCACAGCTTTAGC